TATGCGAACGATGTTTTAAAAGGGACTGGGATAGAAGATTGAAGTAATATTTATTATTTAATTAATTAGATATTAGACACAAAAATAAGTATGAGAGGAGAAATTACATATATACCAGTTTAGATTAGGATAAATTTAAAGATTATTAAGACTCAAAAGATGAAAGAAACTGCTAAGTAAATTTAGTATTTTTAGGAAAGGATGTTAACTATGGCAAAAATTGAAATTGGAACAATTGCACATGTAAAAGAAGCTGATTACCCATGGGTTATAATAACCAGAACAGGTAAATTAAAATCCCATTTAGAAAAAGTAAAAATTACAGGATATTATGAAGAATATTACAAAGTAGAGTATTTAGAAAATGAAATATTACAAAGAGACAATGTAAATCAGGGAGGAGTTCTTTTCAGAAAGAAAGACATAGTTTTAGCCTAAATTAAGAAAGGAGGAAATTAAAATGAAACAACTAACTAATCGTGAAAAGATTATTAAGATATTATTAGATTGGAAGGATGATAAATAAATGTATCCACTATACTTCATCCCAAAACGTGTAATCCAAGAATACCAACAACATATTCATGGTGGCAAATCGCTAACCACTCCAATTATTAAACGTAAAATTAGTGCAATGATTCATGCTACAAAATATTGTAGAGTTAATCTAGGAAACAATAAATATCAACACAGGTTTGGTCACTGTAAAATGATTGTAGAAGAAAATAACTTAACTGTATCAAAAGTTGAATATACAATTGTTGGCAATGTTAATGGAAATGATGGAAACTTTTACAACAAGATATGTAAGAAATATTATGGTTTGAACGATAAGCATACTGAATTTGCTGAAACTTGTAGAAATAAAATTATTGAAGGAGTGTGTTAATTATGAAAAAGACTACAAAAATAGTTCTTAGTATTGGAATAATTTATTCAATCATTGAATTTATAATTATGTTTTGGATGATAAAAACTGGAAATAGGGAATTTCCTATTGAAGTAATAATGATTTTTGGTTGTGGTTTATTTTTTATAGGTGGAATTGTGATTGCAAAAGATAATAATTCAAAGAATTTGTCTTAAAATGTTGAATTTATGTTATCATTTCTTCAACAAATATGATATAATACTAATATAAATAATTTAAGGAGTTGGTAAAAATGTATTCATTATCAAACCAAGAAAATTCTAAAGAAGAAAATGACATCATTGATTCTATCATATCTCAAGTTAATCAAAAACAAATTCCTAATTCCTATCCTAAACACATGTTTAATAATATTAACAAATGGAGTTTGCGTGATAAATTTATTAAGCAAATGGGATTTTCTCTTGTATCTTTAGATTGGATTATTCCTTTGTCAAAATGGATAGGGAATAGAAAATGTTTAGAAGTTATGTCTGGTACAGGATCTTTAAGTTTTGCATTAAAACAACAAGGCATTGACATAAAGCCAACAGATGATTTTTCATGGGATGGTCAAAATAATTGGAATCAAAGTAAAAATTATTGGACAGATATTGAAAATATTGATGCTATTGAAGCAGTTAAAAAGTATGGTAAAGATATTAATGTTATAATTATGTCTTGGCCTTATATGGATGATAATGCTTATAAAGTTTTACAAGCAATGAGAGAAGAGAATACTTTCTGTAAAATGATATTTATCGGTGAAGGTTATGGTGGATGTACTGCGAGTGATGAATTCTTTGATAGTATTGTGGAAATTGAAGATGAAACATTTGATGATGCCGTTAAGGAATATAAACAATGGTGGGGAATTCATGATTATCCTAAGTTAGTTAAATAAGAATTGAAATTAAAAGGAGAATGATAAATAATGAAACTAGAAAATATCGGTTTCTATACACTAAATGATAATAGGTGCAAAAGAACAAGTGTTGACTCTCAACTTATGAGATGTGAATTGATCTTAACAGATGCTTGTAATTTTAAATGTCCTTATTGCAGAGGACTTAGACCAGACTTAAAGGGAACAATGACATTGGAAAGAGCAAAATACATAGTTGATTTATGGACTAAAGATAATCTTAAAAATATTAGACTGTCAGGTGGAGAACCTACAGTATGGAAAGGTTTAGTAGAGTTAGTCAAATATATTAAATCAAAAGGTGTAGAACGAATTGCTATTTCAACCAATGGATATGCTGAAATGGACTTATATTATAAACTAATTGAAGCAGGAGTAAATGACTTCTCAATATCTTTAGATGCCTGTTGTAGTGCCTTTGGTGACGCAATGGCAGGAGGAATTAATGGAGCATGGGATAAAGTTATTTCCAATATCAAAGAAATTTCTCAACTTACTTATGTCACTGTTGGGGTTGTAGTCACAGAAGAAACTGTAAGTGATTTAAAAAATACTATTGAGTTTGCTTCTAGTTTAGGTGTTTCGGATATTAGAATTATTTCCTCTGCTCAATACAATCAATTACTTGAAGTTGCCAAGACTGTATCTAAAGATGTTTATAAAAAATATCCTATTCTTAAATATCGCATTGAGAATTTAAACAATCAAAGAAATGTAAGAGGATTGCAAGAAACAGATTCTCATAGATGTGGATTAGTTTTAGATGATATGGCAATTGCAGGAGATTATCATTTCCCTTGTATTATCTATATGCGAGAAGGAGGCAATCCTGTAGGTAGAGTCGGAGAAAATATGAGGCAAGAAAGACTAGAATGGATGAAAAAACATGATACTCATAAAGACATTATATGCAAAAATAATTGTTTGGATGTCTGTATTGATTACAATAATAAATTCACAAGATATAACATTGAGAAAACTAGACTAAGAAAAATTGATAGTTCAAATTTTGATTGGCAAAAGTGGTCAGCAGGAAGTATTCATGATTTTGGCATTCCTTGTAGATTTGAAACACTTACAGAATCTTATAGCAGGGAATTATTATTTCAATATGCAGTAGGATGGGCTTATGGAGATACTTTGCCTTGCAGAGCTAAAGATAAACATATTGCTGTAATGTTTGAAAAAGATGATAATCAATTTTGGTTTCATGTAAGAAATAGTGAGTTTATGGATATATTTGTGAGTAATTAAAATATGTAAACGATATGACTTTTAAATTCGTTTGTGATAATGGTTTAAGAGTCATATCTTAACTTAAAACTTAGCATTTATAGTATAAGAAAGAAAGGACGATTAGAGATGAATAATTTTATGACATCAGAAGGTTTTATTGTAGGAATTGACTGCAAGGTAAAAGAATTATCAGAAAGAATTGAAGAAATTTTACTTATATGTGAAAAAAGATTAAAAGATTTGGGATGCAAAGATAAAGAGGATTTAATTTTCCCTTCTAATATTTATTATAGAAATGATGAATTATATGCTACTTGTGATATTTGGATTAAAAAATATTGGGATGAATTAAATTATATGGAGGAAATTGATAATGTTAAGTAAATATGATTTTGAATTATTAAGTAAAAATCAACCACATAGATGTAATGATTATACTATTTATTTTAGTTTGTCTCGTGGTTGGGAACTATACAATATCCTAAATGATTGTGTAATGAGACATATTAGTTATTGTCCGTTTTGTGGAGAAAAGTTAGATAAATAAATTAGATAGGATAATACAATATGAAAAAATCAGAATTAAAAAATGGAATGATTGTAAAAACAAGTGGTGGGAGATATGGTGTTGTATGTTTAAAAGATGCCACAAATGAAAATTGTATTAAGTTTTTATATGATCCTAATTATTTACTAGATTATGGATGTCTTTTAAATAGCGGATGTATGTTAGAATCATTAGATAATCTTGATGACAATTTAAATTTTTACTATCATACAACAAAAGAAGATCACTTGATGGATATAAAAATAGGAGATAAATTAATAGTTGGACAAATAATTGAAGTTTTTGATTTGAATCAATTATGGTTAAGAAATAATTTACATCCTACACCTAACGGATTATATGGTGACGTTGAATAAAACAGCAATTTCAATTGAGGAAGGAAGTTTTATAAAATGACTTTATTAACTATTATATTATTTATATTGGCAATTGGGAGTATTATACTCCTTATTGATTATGGAGTACATATAAGTCAAGTAAAAGATCACACTGAGAGATATGGAAAAAGCAGTAATAATATTTTTATCCAAGAGTTTAACAAATGCGAATGGGATAATAGCAGATGGAAAGGGAGTTTATTCGATTATTCAAGAGATTCACAAATACATGCTGGTATTATAAAATTTAATGGAATTGGGATGATCATGCAAAATCCAATTGAATATTTAAAAATGCTTTATTTTGTTAATCAATATAAAACAAAAGCTAAAAGAGAAGTGGAAATGAAAAATAATCATGTATGGAAAGAGGAGGTTATCAAATGATATATCAATTAAAAGCATATTATGGTGCATTGATAAAGGATAAAGTTATATATTCTGCCGAACTAACTTTTGATGACTTTACAAAACTATTAACCAACCATTTAGACAGTAGTTCGCTTAAAGATCATATAACTAATAAAATTATTGCCGATGGGTTCAATCCTAAATATTTTACTTTCAGTTGGCTTACTAAAGAGCAGTATGAGAATAAAATTGAATCAAAAGTGGATGAAGAAATAGAAGTAAAGAGTAATCAATAGTCAGATTTATTCATTTTAGAAAGGAGAATAATTTATGAAAGATTTATTCGGCAAAGGAAGTTTAGGATATTGGTTAGGTGGCTTTGCTATGATTTTACCTTTACTATTTTTATCAATGGCAATACCATACATTAATCATATTTCATTAATAATTGTTTGGATTATTAGTCAGATTTCATTTTTACAAAGCATTAGATTATTAACACAGAAATATGAAAAAAGAATAAAGGAATTAGAAAGTAAATTATAATCAGAAAAGAAGGTTAGTTTGATGAGAAGAAAGGAATTTTAAAACAATGACTGAAACAGAATTATTAATCCAAGAAACTATCATTTATCTACTTGAAATTAGAAAAGATTATTCAAGAAGTGTCTCAATGGATGATGTAGGTAAAGTAAGAACTTTAACTAATGCGGTAGAATTATTACATCAGTATAATGATATAATACGTGGATTAAAATAATTAAAAGAGAAGGAGATTAAATAAATGAAAATTACACAAACATTAGAAGTTTCTAAACAAGAGAAAAACATAATATACAATGCATTAGAAGCATACATTAAATATCTTACTGAAATGCTACCTAACAGCCCAGAAGGTGGTTGTAAGACATTAATTAGTGAAACCTTAACTCAGACCAATAGATTATTATCAGAGATGGAATTAACGATGTAGAAAGGATGAAATTGTATAATGATTGAAGAATATAGTCTTAGTGGCATATGTTTTATGTCAGATCAATTAACTACACTTAAAGATGCTTTAAAGCAAAATGAAAACTTATACTATTTTGATATATTGGATTTGAATACGTTGGGATATGTGAAAAGATACGAGATTATAAGGGAAGATGAATTTATCCCAGTGACATTTAGAGGAAAATATTTGAAAGAGGTTGATTAAAATGCAAGATGACGCTAATTCAATTGTATAACGTATTTAGACAAACTAAATCTATTTTTGTGATTTTAATCATTTCCTTTCTTACCAATTAAAGTGATAGTTTAATCTAATTTAACCTAATGAACTTCCTGTATCATCACTATAACCATGTTGGGAAGGAGTTCATTTTTACAACAAACAAGGACAATATTGTATATTGCTTAATGATGGGACTTTAATGATTGATGCTTTAGATGATGTTTGGTCGAAGAATGAAAATGATTGGATGATAGTCACGATTTCAGATGAGGCAGTCATAATTTTGGAAGAAAATAATTTGTTAGAAAGTGAGAAATAGATAATGGAACAATTTAATAAATACTCAATCCTTAAAGAAACAAATACCCATTATTCAAATTCTTCAGATAAACTTCGTGATATTCTTCCATTTGGAGAAATGGATCGTACAGATGGTAAATATTCGCATGGAAGAATAATGCCAATGACTGAGGAAGACAAAGCAAGGGATAGAGAGGAGATTAGGGAGTATATGAATAATAAAGAACATATTTTCTCATTAATATGCTCTTGTGGACATATAGTGAATGGAATTATTACAAGTAATGATATTTATGACAAATTACATTGTGATTGCGGTTTAGTATGGAAAGTAAATAAACCTTATGTGGGGATAGAAAACAATGAGCGATAAAATAATCCAAAAATTATTAGAAAAAACTGATTTCGAAAAAGAGAAATATATTAATCAAGAATCATTTAATAGGTTATTTTCTTTTATGGTTAAACTTGAAGAGGACAATGACAATCTTGAAAAACAATTGTCATATGCTTTAAAAACTGGCGGTGAATATTTGGAGACAGACAAGATACATAGATGTATTAATTAGTTTAAAGGGTATTAAAATATAAAACATGAAAGAAGGAAAATCAAATGAGTAATTCAGAAATTATTAAATGTGATCTATGTGATTATCAGTTCAAAGTATTTGCAAGACAAGAGGAAGAACTTCATGACAGAGAATATTATCCAGTAACTAATTATTATCCCTTACCAGAAGAGAATGCTCATCTAGTTAGAAATTACATATGTGATAGTTGCTATAATGATATTGGAAATGTTGTGAAACAAAGTCTTATTCAAGCAGGAGAAAAGTATTTGAATGAAGTGGAAAGTAGAAAAACTAAGAAATTGAACGAATATCTAAAATATCTCCAAGAGATAGATAAAGAATATCAAGAAGTTAAAATATACTGTGATAAACTTAAATCTATTAATAGTATTCTTGAATTAAATAAGCAAACAATTAAAGATTTATCATCTATGTTTTCTAATAAATATCCACATTCTACTGGAACTTATTACTTAGAACATGCACTGGATATAGAGAAAATTACTAAACATAATATGAAAAAGATTGGTGATTGGGAGGAAGAATGCAACATTGAAATTTATGAATATCCTGATGGATATGGGTCTTGGAGTGTTATTAGTAAAGAAGAATTTAAGAATGTGTTGTTGGATAGTGAGATAGAAAACATGAATGCACGAAAAATTGTTCAACTTGTTAATAGTATTTAGGGAAAGGAGGCTATTTTTATGAATTATCAAGATCAAGACAAACTAAGTTTCAAAGAAAGATATGCAAAATTTAAAGATTACTATGATAATAATCCTGTGCCACTTATTGAAGATTTTAATCCAGATATTAAATTTCTCCCATATCAGAAATTAATTTTAAATGCAATGATGGAAAAAGATAAGACTATTTCATTTATCAATCCTTATATGGCACATAAAAGATGGTTGGCTAATTTTAGATTAGAATTAATGAAATTAATGGGAATGGATTTTACGGTATTGAGTCCTAGTGGTAGAGATGATTATGAAAAAGGTGTGTTGGTTAAGACGATAAATCATAAAGGAGATAAATAAAATGGATAGATTCGATATAAGACGGTGCAAACGTAATTTATCTAAAACTTACACAGATATTCTAAATTTAGTTCCAGAATGCAAATATGATAAATGCGAAATTGATTATAATATTTGTTCTTTTGCTTCAAAAGTTCCAATTTATCAACCTTATAAGAAAGGTAAATATGACTTCACGGTTGGAGAAAGAGATAGGATTATTAAAGAATTATAAGAAAGTATTTATATAGAATTAAAAGATAATCAAATTAGAGAAATTAAAAGTTGGAAATTAGCAAATGAATTTGTATGTAAATAATAATAAAGGAAGGGGTATTACAAATAATGAAAATGACAGATGAAATTTTTCAAACTCTTAATTTCAAAAAGGAAGGAGATTATTGGTTTTCTCAAGATTTTAAAGAAGATATTATGTTTAGTTATCATATCAATAGAGATGTAGAACTTGAAGTAGTGTTAAAGAAATTAAAAACAAGATGGGTTGAAGAAGCAGAAGATAATTTAAGGTCTAGTTTTAGAAGTTTGTTGGGTATTTATAAATCAAAAAGTGAATTATATTAGATTAAAATCTTTATTTGAATTGACGGAAAGGAGTTAATTAATATGACAAAGTTAGAAAAAAATATTAAAATTAGGTAAGTTTAATGCTGACGAGTTGATTACTTTTGGATGTCCTATGGATTTCGGAATGAAAGCTGATACATCTTTGTGTCCCACTGGTTGTAAAAAATGTTGGAATGAAGAATGTGAAGAGTCCTAGAAAAGCATTGTTTTAATTTACATCAATATAAATAAAAAATAAAGAGGAGAGAATAATAATGAATAAAAATGATTTAAATTTTATTAGTTTTAGAAGTGAATTAATTGAATTATTGAGTAAATACAGATACAGTATATCAGGAACAAATCTTGATGATGGATCTATGAGTATTGAGGATAATAAAAATGGAAAAATTTATACATTAAGAGATGCTTATTCGGATTATGAAGCATTAGATAATGATTACAATCCCTTACCTACAGACTACATAATTAATATGTTTCAAGAAGAGCATATGATTCCATTTCATAATGGCAAAATTGGAGTATTTACAAATAATAGAGATAAAGCATCAAGATTCTTTGAAGATTTGTATAATCAAAACAAAGAAAATGTCGAGAAATATTGGCAAAGCAAAGATAATATAAGTTTATTGTTAAAAAATGATACTTATTATACTTGGATTAAACCAATTGATAATTCAAGAGGACATAGGTGTTTTAAGGCATTTATAGATAAAAATATTACGTTAAATGTATTAAATACTGTTGTTGTTCCGATATGTGTGTATTGTACTAGGGAAAATGTTGTAGTTATTTAGTATTTAAAATTTACATTTTAATTGATGTGATATTTGAATTTTTATAAATACTAAAATAATTATTTGCAATTAATTTAGTATTATGGTATAATTTTTAAGGGATGTATGTAAAGGAGGTGAGCAACAAGTGCTTGATAGATGTTTTAATTGCGGTGAAGAAATTGATGATGAACTTGATACATATGCTGTTTTAGTTGGAATGAGTGGTAGGATTAATTTTTGCGAATCATGTGGGAAAACTTATAATATTCAAAATTGGTATAATAGAAAGGAAGTAAAACCAACGACTAAACAATATGTAATATACAATTTTCTCAATTTCTTCTATGAAGGAGATTATGATAATGGTATGCCATCTCTAACACCACTTCATGAAGATGCTATAATATTTGATTTACACGATGCTGAAATAATGCTAGATAAACTACACAAATTAGGGTTCACTGGATTGCAAATAAAAGAATATGTTAAAGGATTATATGATTGAGAGGAGGTGAAATAAAATATGATCAAAGTTATCGAAACAAATCTATCTATAGATGAAGAAAATACAATCAAAGATCATCAATCCAGAGTAATAGAGGTTGATTCTTGGGAAGAATATATTCAAGAAATTAAAGATGCTAAATCAGTTTCTAGAAATTCAGTTCTTGGAAGTTTACATGGTAATACAATTCCGAGTAGTGCTGTGGTAGAAATTACAAGTTTAGATGATTTTCATTTAGATTGTGATATTGTTAATAGGTATGGAATTTTATCAAAGAAATTGGCTTATATGATTCAATAAAATAATAATAAAGGAGATGTAAAATATAATGAAAACAGGTGACTTATATACATACGCTCGTACTTATTTAGATGCTAAATTCAAATCTCTAACTGAAGGACATAATTACAATAAGATTTTCAAAATATCAAATGGGATACTAGTCGAAGATATTAAAAATGGTTGTAGTCTTTGTATTCCAAATGTTAATGAGGACTGGGAATTAATTAGAGAGACTGTAGATTTTATGACAGCAATAAATAGTGGTAAGAGAATTAAAGGAGAAAGATTTGCTAATTTTCATGATGTAAATTATTTTATTCATAGATTAGAATTAGAAGATATTAACGGAAAATGGGAAATTGAATAAAAACAGAAGGAGAGATTACATAATGAAAATTGAATTAACCAACGAACAAATGCAAGCAATAGACAATGAATCAAAATTAATCGTTGATAATGAAGAATGGGAATATGTAGAGCAAGATGGTGAATCTGAGGAAGATGAGCATGGTAGACACTATTCACATATTTATTGTAGCAACAAGCAATTACAATCTAGATGACTATAGTGAATATGTCATAGCAGAAGGATTAAATAGTTATTATGGAAAATTAATTTGTGATTTTTTACAAAGTCAAGTTAGAGAAGGTGATACTGCTTGGCCTGTATTAAAGGAAGATGATTATGTACCGTTTGTATGGGAGTCTTGATTAAATGTATAATATTAATTTAAATAAAGGAGAGATTGTATAATGAAAACAATATGTTTTACAGGCCACAGACCAGATCGCTTGGGCGGTTATGATTGGAACACACCAAAGAATCAAAGAATTATGAAAGTATTAAAAACTAAGATAATTGAGGTAATAAACAACATAGAACCTACTATACAAACAATTAGATTTATACACGGTTCTGCGCTTGGAATTGATCAGATGAGCTTCGAAATATGCAAAGAAATAAGAGATTCCGTAGTAAAATTAAACTCATGTAAAATAGAATTAGAATTAGCAATTCCATTTAAGAAACAAGCAATGAAGTGGTTTAATAAGGTAGATATTGATAGGTATAATGATCAAAAACAACATGCCGATATTTTAACATTTGTTGATACTGTTGAAGGATATGATTTTAAAGGTGTGGCAGTAGGAGAATATCATCCTGCCAAGATGATGATTCGGAATCGTTATATGGTTAATAATTCAGATATTGTTATTGCTGTATGGAATGGTAGTAAGAGTGGAACTGCTAATGCGGTAAATTATGCTAAGAAACAAGGGAAAGAAATTATTATTATTAATCCAGATGAGATTTAGAAGGAAAAGATTATACAAATTAATAAATAAAATATGTTGACATATGGTTAGTGAAATGATATAATTATATGTGGATTAAATATAGGTGAGAGGAGGTTAAAAACAATGGATTGTGAAAATAGAATTTTTGGTTTCTGTGAAATATTGCAAATTGATTGTGGATAACCCAGAAGAAAATAATCCAGATAATTACAATGAAGAAACTGGTTTCCCTTGTATTTGCGGAATGTTTCAACCAAAGAATAAATAATTTAAGGAGGAGATAAAAATAATGAATGAATTAAGAGGAATATTAATTACATATAAGAATGAAATAGCAAAAATTAAGTTTGATCGTGACAATAAAGATTTCTTCAAAAATATCAGAAAACATACAGGTGGAGAAATGTTTGATATTGGTGATGTTGCTCCAGAATTGAATAAAGCATATGGTAGATTATGTTTTGCAGTAGATGATAATGGAATGCATAATATGGGATTAGGAGCAATGAATAAAACAGGCAATTATATTTATGCTCATAAAGGGCATATTGTTGGGAATATTATAGTTTTTAGAGAGGATTATACAGAAGGAGGATTAGATTTCGTAGATATGTCTGAAGATGAACAAGATAGACTATATCATGATTTTAGAACTGCATTTAAATTAAGGGAGATAAAGGTAAAATGATTAATATAATATTGTTTTTGAGTGGATTTACATAGTAAATAAAATATTAGAAAACATAAAGTAAGTAATAATGATAGAGAAAAACAATTTGGTTTTGCTTTAGCAAACCTATATAACTCTTTATTAGATTTTAATCTTTATACTTTGTTTAATCTTCATTATTAGTTTACTCTTTATACTCTTGGATTCTGGTGTTAAAATGCCTTATATTCCAAAATGGAAGTGGCAATTATACCTTATATTCCAAACTCAAGGTGGGGATTTTGCGTTATTCTCCAGAATTATAATACAAGGATACCGTGTTTTATCCACTTGGAAATTATGTAATATAACGTATATTCCCCACCAAAATGTTTAATAAACAAAAGGAGCTTTATTATGAAATATTTTATTGTAAGGAAAAAATACTTAGCAGATGCATTGTCATTTTTAGGATTTAAGTATTATAAGTTCACTGAGCCAAATGGTAGTGTTTATTATTCATTTGAAAATAGTGAGAAATTAAATGAGGCTATGACCGAATTACTTAGTCTGCAAAGTAGATTTAGCCGATACGGTAGATAAATAATATAATAATGCAATTAAGAAAAGAAAGTGAGATGCTTTACAATTACGAACAATATAATAAAAGAAGAAGATGAACAAACTCAATACTATATCAAATTACCTAATAGCATTTATGATGATTTAAGTATTTCTAATGAAGAATTAACAATATTGTCTTTAATGTATAGAAATTATATGCAGTATAAAAATCTTGCCATTTGTTCGATGCAAATGTTAGCTGATTATATGAAATATGATTCTAGTAGTAATCATAAAATAATATCAAGAATAAGAGATATCATAGATGAATTAATAGAAAATAGATACATAACTAAGATGTGTAATTTATCATATGAAGATATTGTACTTTCAGAAATTAATAAAGACACTATGTTTTATGTAGAGATACCTAAACCTCTTGAGACATTGTATTTTAAAGTTTTTGATAAAAATATAGATACAATATATGATTATTTGCAAGATAAAAAACTTAATAAATTTAGTATGATAAGATATTATATTGCATGTTGTAGGGTTTCTAATAATGATGCCAGTATAGGATATTTAGCACAAGGAAAATTGAAGAAATTAATATCCGACTCTAGAACCATTCAAAGATACAATATAATATTACAAGACGAGTTAGAATTAATAATATACAATAATAGTTATTTAACTCCCGATAAACATTATTGTACGACTTTTATTGGTAAGTGGGATGACAGAAAGAATTTTAACGCTCAGTTAGAAATAGAGGTAAGTTCTAAGGGATTGATACATACGGATAAAATTAGTTCCAATAAGAGAAGAAGTGTACAGCAGAAAATAAATAATATAGTAATGTCTGAGGAAGAAATAAGGGATGCTAGAATAAAGGAACTTCAAAAATTATTAGATGAAAAAGAGAAGTTAGAATATAAACCTAAAGATGATATTCTTAAAGAAAAAGAAAAACCTGAAAAACCAAGGGGTTTGCAAAATAAGAAACCTCTTCCTTTACCAAAAATTTATGATGAGAATGAAGATCCTTTTGGAACAGATGATAGTGCTTTTATAGAAGAAATGGGATGGGAGACTGAAGCAGATTATATAGACTGGACAGATGATGACGAAGATTGTTAATTAGAGATTAATGAGTATTGGGACGGTTAATTCCGTCCCAATAATTTAAGGAGGAATCAATATAAAAAGATTAAGTATTACAATTGATGTTCATTTTGAAGAAAGTGATAAATATAACTTTTCTGAGGAAGAAAGAGATACTGCCATTAAAGATTTGCAAGATACTATTAGAGCAGAATGTATTATGAATAATATCAAAGAAGTATATAGTTGGAAGTTAGCAAGTGAATTTATATGTAGATAAACAAAAATTAATAAAGGAGTATAAAATAAATGAAATTAAAATTTATAGGAACAGGTTCAGCATTCAATATTAAATTAGGTAACACAAGTGCCTACATAAAAGAAAATAATACATTATTACTTATCGATTGTGGAGAGTTAACTTTCGCTAGAATCTTATCTCTAAATTTATTAGATGGTATATCAGAAGTCCATATTGCAGTAACTCATACTCATCCAGATCATATTGGTAGTCTAGGGAGTTTAATATTTTATTGTCATTTTATCAAGAAAATTAAACCAATATTCCATTCTGCTGATAATGATTTTATTAGATTGTTACAATATATGGGAGTCACTGAAGAACATTGTAAATTTGAACACAATAATGCAAATCCTAATTTTGCTATAGAAAGTTTAAATATTAGATTAATTTATATTGAAGAAAATCACGTTAAGGAACTTGCATCATTTGGAATATTGTTGGTTGACAATACTAAAGAAAAAGAAAATGAAGAGGTTATTTATTATAGTGGAGATTCTTGTGATATTAAAGATAATACTATTAATGCATTAAAAACAGGACAAATTGATTATTTGTATCAAGATACTTGTAAAGCAGATTATGATGGCAATGTTCATTTGTCATTGAGAAAGCTTACAGAGGTTATTCCTGAAGGACTAAGGGGGAAAATTTTTATTATGCACACTGATGAAGGTTTTGATTTTGATGAAGCAAAGGAATTAGGATTTAATGTTGCTGAGATTGAGGGGGAGATTAAATAAATGACAAAAGACATAAACAAAATATATCAATCTAAAGGATATAAAAATCGTAAAGAATTTATTGAAAGTTTAGTGGAAGATGTTGATATTCCTTTGAAAAAAGCATTGGCTATTTTAGATAATGAATATTTTGATAAATTGGTTTGGTTATTGAGTCATGAAATTGATGAGAAAGTAGAGGATGAATAAACAATGAACAATAATATATCAACATACACAAGAAAACAAAATATCAAAAGCATAATCGACAAAATAATTACCAAAACATTTGACGTAGTATTATATCCATTACGTCTAACATACTCAAAATATGATGGTTCAGATTTGCAATCTAAGCGAAAAGTTAAGAAAGCATATAAAAAGTTAAAGAATAATATTTATAAAGTTTTGTTAAATGAAGGTTGTGTTTATATTACTGATTTATACGTTGGTCAAGAATATAGTTCTTATGATATTGTTTCGATTGGTGAAGAATTTACTTTATTACATTATTCTAATAAATCTGAGAAAGCTGTATTTGATGAAATTGAAGATATTTTAAGAGGTGATGAGAGTTTAGTGGTTGAAAGTATTGGTGTTAGAGATTTGTTTAAGTATGGTTATTTTAAGGAAGATGGAAGAGTTATTAAGGTGAGTTTAAAGATTTTATATAATGAGGTGATAGATATTTAATGAATATAAAAGATAAAGATAAAGATAAAGATAAGCCAGAGAGAATTTATACTTTGCATAATTATGTTTTAGGCATTTTACAAGGTGTTTTTCTTGGATTACTTATAGGGTATTTAATTTGGGGTACGTAAAATACCCTTTAGAATGTATGATTCAAAGGATAAATAAATATTAAAAGGAGTGTTAATCAATGGATTATAATAAAGAATTACAACGAATAAAACAAAAAGAACAAGAACTAATCAATGATGCTAAAGCTATGGGGTATAGTCGTATTAATGGTCAATTTATTAAGGATAAAATCATTCCAGTAATAGAGATTTATGCATATGGAGAAACAAATTATGAATCATATGGCACATTTATGGTCTTCAAAAAGACTATGTCTTTAACTAAAGAGCAACTTTTAGAAATAAAAAGCATACAGCAAACTAAAGAAGATATTATTGAGAATTTTATTTATGATGATGGAATATTAACAAAAGTAGAAGGATTAGATAATTTTTATGATATATTGGAGTGGCATGGTCAATTAGATCCAGAAAACATTGAAAGAATAGTTGAAGATTTAGAAGAAGAATATCCAATGTTGCAAGATGGATGCAATTTATACTTAGAGTTTTTCTTTGAGTTAGGAGAATGGTTAAGAGGATATATTAGTGTTTATGATATGCCATCGGATGAATTAGAAAAACAAGATAATATAGACTTGACTTTAAATAAATATCTTACTAGTAATTAATATACGATAGATTAAAAGTTAAGTTTTATAGGATGTAACGAACTCTGAAAGTGGCTTGTAGCAATGGTTTTAGATTTGAGTAAAACTATAAAAAATGAAAAGGAGAGATTAATATATTAGAATTAAATAAAATTTATAATATGGATTGTTTAGACGGAATTAAACAAATAGAGGATAAAATAGATTACATTATCACTTCTCCTCCTTATAATCTTGGTGGAGATTTTCATACTTTTGTAAATGGGAAAAGAGTTACATATGGTGACTATAATAAATATAAAGATAAGATTGAAGAATCTGTTTACCAACAAAATCAAATAGATGTATTAAACGAGTGTCATAGAGTTTTAAAAGATGATGGATTTATGTTTTATAATCATAAGAATCGTATTGTAAATGGTGGTATTATTAGTCCTTTAGAATGGATTGATAAATCTAAATTTAATATATCTCAGGTTGTAATCATAAATCTAAAATCAACTGCCAACGTAGACAAAAGAAGATTCTTTCCAGTATATGAATTATTATTCGTTTTAAATAAAGATAAAAAATCTAAACTTAATAACGAACAATGTTTTACCGATGTTTGGGAAATGAAAAAGGTTTCGCGTAAAATTAGTGGTCATCCTGCTACATTTCATATTGAATTACCAAGTAGGTGTATTATGGCATCTACAAAAGAAGGTGATGTGATTCTTGACCCATATATAGGGAGTGGGACTACAGCACTGGCATGTAAGAGTTTGGATAGGAATTTTATAGGTTTTGAGACAGATGATACATATTGTGATCTAGGACAAAAGAGATTAGATACATACACAATAAATCAAAAATAATTAATCACGACATCTTGTAATTGCTTGCAGGATGTCGTATAATATTACTAAGAAGTAAATTAAAGGAAGTGTTATATATGATGATTATCCAGGTCTCATGTGATGGAGAAAATGTTTTTAAAGGAACATTGGAACAATTTTTATTAGACAATGACAACGAAAAATGGTTAGTTGATGAGTGTAAGAAATTAGAGAATCATAGTAATGTTTCATTTAGTGAAATTAGTGGATATTGGGTAATTGAAAAAATAGAATAAAATTATATTTTTAATCTATGATAAATTTTAAGAAAGAGAGTGATATATAATGGCAAAATCAACAGGTATTATTAGAAGAATTGATGATTTAGGGAGAATAGTAATTCCTAAAGAGATTCGTAGAACTTTAAGACTTAGAGAAGGCGATCCTATGGAAATATTTGCTCAAGATGGTGGAGTCCTATTTAAAAAATATTCTCCTTTAGGTGAATTAAGTAATTTTGCTCAGAATTTTGTAGATTCTCTATTTGAAACTACTGGATACATTGCTCTAATATGTGATAGAGATTATGTAATAGCAGTAGCAGGAATATCAAAGAAGGAATTTTTGAATAAACCTATTTGGAATTTAGCTCAATTAGTAATGGAAGAAAGACGTACAAAGGTTGGTTATACAGGAATTGTAAAAGAGGAGTTTAATTATCAATCTCAAGTTGTAACTCCAATAATCTATCAAGGTGATGTGATTGGTATAGTAGGGTTAATATCAAAACAAGAAAATATGGAAACGCCAGAGCAAAAACTAGTTGAAATTGTTGCTAGAACTTTAGTTAAACATATGGAATGCTAGTAGTAAAGTAGCTTAAACTGTTACTTTAAAGTTCTGTTAAAAAAATTAAAGGAGTGAGTATAATGGATGATAAAATTTATTACTTTTCGCATAGAGATGGTCATATTCACAATGTTAACGATGTTGAACATTATATTGAAGACAATGGAGGTAATCCTTATGTGTGTATTGGCATGGATTTAGGGACGGAAGGGTTTAGCGTAGATGAAGAAGTTGATTTACACACAATTGCAGAAATTGTAGAAATTATAAATTTGTCAAAAAATGGAGAGATTGAAACAGATGGATAAGAAATACATTATAAAAGTAAAAGACACCAGTGATGAAACAATTTTAACATTACTTGATTTTGGAACTGTAAGTTATGTTTCCCAACATATTAATGTTTGCAGTATTATTATGGATTCAAAAAATATTAGCAAACTTAAAAAATGTGAATGTGTTTTATCAGTAAACGAAAGTAGATTGGGTAAGTGGTTGGATGGAATTAAGAAAGAAGGAGTGATAAAAAATGAAAGAAATTGATATAGATTCGTTAATTGTCAGTAAACATGTAAACAAAGAATTGCTTAAAGATTATATTACTCGTTGGGGGAATGCTCAAGTTTGTGATTCTTGCGGATTCATCTCTCCTTATGGCCCTTATTCTCATAGATTAAATTGTTGTGGAAAAGCAACACGTTTAGTTTTAGAACAAGAAAATAAACCAAAAGAAATTAAACCATGTCCTTTTTGTGGTGGAACAGGAGAAGTCCAAGATGAAGGTGAATGGGGTTCTATGTGGGTAGAATGTAAATCATGTGAAGCACAAGGATCATGGGTGGATAAACATGATGGGAAAACAGAAGATGATGCTATTGATTTGTGGAATATGAGAGTATAATTAATTGAAGGAGATGTTTAATATGAAAAAATGTGGTGCTTGCGGTTATGAATATAAAGGTGAGTGGAATAGAGATGGATATGTTAATATTATAGGTGATGAAAAGTTTATACAAATTTTATCAGATCGTAAATTTAAGATTGAAAATACTGAAGAATGCCATCATGGAGATTATGATTATGAATCTACGGTTACTGTTGAATTATACGCTTGCCCTAAATGCAATATGATTTTGATGGTTTAGCATAAATGAATCGTTTTAATCTATATTTAAGGAGGAAAATTATAATGAATTTGATCGAAAAGTTTGAAGGTGTAGTCAGTTCACAATTTAGTGACTACAGTGAAGTTATAATTCAACAATATCTTAGAGAAAAATGTTTAGCAGAACCAGACTATTTTAAAAAGATAACTAATAGTCTATATTTAGGATTAAATGACGTTTATGAAAATGAACGAAAAGAAAGAACGCAAATTGAATTTGCTTCACTTGTATATATGATTGCATCCAATGATAAGGGACTAAAGAAAGTTAAGCATATGGTAGAAACTTTAGTAGAAAGACTTAATGTGTTTAAGTATATTAATGTGGATAAAGAGAAGGAAAGAGTTAATAGAATATTGGGAGAAGAATAGAAAGGAGATAAACAAATGTGTGAATTTTGTGATTCTCTAAAAGATAAAAATAAACAAATCACTTGGCAATTAAGAAGTACATATGCAGACAATAATATTTGTGAGTTTGTAAATGATACTACTTGTAGTTTATGTAATGGTTGTCAAATGGGGTTCAGTTTAAAAGTATTTAATTATGAAGGAAACGCTTATGTTGGTGTAGAATATAAACAAGTGATAAAATCTAGAGGGGGAGAAGAGGTTGTTATTTGGCCTTTTAGTGAAAGTATTCAGTTTAATTTTTGTCCTGTTTGTGGAGATCAGATTTCACAGAATGTAAAAGCATGGGATGATTATTATGAACATCAAATATCAGTAGATGATAAGGAATAATCCAAGCAAATATTAAATTTATAGGGAGGAATTAAACAATGAAAACAGATTGGTTTGCGATTTTCATAATCATATCTGGTCTTTTATATTATGCAACATTTTGCTTCTACAGACAATGGATGCAGAATAAAGAAGATATGAAAAACAATACAAAATAAAAGGAGAAATAAAAATGCAAAAAGTTATTACATACTTTGGTAGAAAAATGATTCTCTTTTGTGATGGGAAATGTGAAAAAGCATGGGGAGCTAGTTCAAGACCAAAAATCCAATTAAGCGAAACTGACGAAAATGATTATTGTTATTTAGCAGATGATGAATTAGGAATTGCTCCTGAAGATCCTGGGACTTATGAAGGATTAGATATGGAGGGGAAACCTACATGTGATGGAGGAGAAATGAATAGATGGTGTGCAAGAGAATGTGAAAGAAGTTCTATTAATGATTTATTAGGTGAAATTGAGATTAAAGATTTTAGTAAACGTAGATATAATTATAGGAATAGGGATGTTTAGTTGAATTTTGCGAAAGAAGGGTTTAAAGATATGTTAAAATTTATAAAACAATATTATACTAATCTTATTACAATATTATTGTTTGGAGGATCATCTGTATATAGTTTTATTAAAGGAAATAATATTATTGGAACTATTTGTTTGTTGTTTCTTTTTATTACTTATTTAATGATGGAAATTCAAGCCATTAAATAAGAGAGTTGGAGAGTTAAGTTTAGAATTGTGTGATCTAGATAAAAAGATTGCAAAAGTTAAATTGGGAATCAAGGATTAGATGACATGAATGAAGATTTCGATAGGAGGAATGATATATATAATGGATAAAAATTGTTGTTTGTTGTGTGGGTTTTCAACACTGACATGTGAGGATGGGAAACCTGATATTGTAAAGCTATATTGTATATTACTTCATAAAGAAGCGTTAAAAGAAGTTCCAGAAGGATTTAATTGTTCAAGAGACGATAAATTATAAAATACTCATTCATATAAAGGAGACAAATAAAAATGAAAATTAATCCACATATCAAAGAAGACCCTGATACATTCATTGCAAATAATATGGATTTAGCTCACAAAATTGCATGGAGATTTATTCCTAAATTATATAATCAAGGGTTGGAAAAAGATGATGTAATAAGTATTGCAACTATAGGATTAATTAGAGCATATGAAAAATTTAATCCTGTTAAATTTAAAGGTAAAAATGGAAATGATATTAAATTCAGTACATATGCTGTTCCTGTAATCACTAGTGAAATTCATAATAATATTCGTGATCATTATGATTTAATATCTATTCCAAGACCAATGAAAGAAACTAGTGTAAAAATCAGAAAAGCAGGATATGTTAGGGAAGATAATCCAATAGAGATTTCTGAGAAATTAAATATTCCTTTGAAATTAGTCAAATCAGGAATGGAAATATTAGATGCAGGATGGTTTGATAGTTTGGACAGGAGTGTTAGTTATAAAGAGTCAAAAGGAAGTGCTTTAGGAACATTAATTGTAGGGACTACGAGCAATGATTTGGATAATGAAATAATTATTAATGATTTTCTTAATTTGCTTGATGATAAAATGATGGAAGTTTATGAATATAGATTTTTACATGGATTAAGTCAGCGAGAGGTTAGTGAAGTAATTGGATGTGGTCAAGTTAGCGTAAGTAGAATTGAGAAGAAGATATTTCAATTGGCTGAAATGTATTGTGAAGATATAGCGTGCTAAGTGGAATTTAGTTGTAGAAAAATGGAATAAATGGTAGTATAATAGGCATGAGAGGTGAATTTCATGCAAGATATTATCAATACGATTAAACTTTCAACTAATCCCAATGAAGTAAAACAAATATTAAAACCATTGAAGATCAAAGAAGTTATTAAAATTGCAAAAGGTTTAGGTATTTCTATTAGAGGGAATGAGAATAAAACAGAGATCATCAGTAATATTATTTTGACAATTATTAAATAGAAAGGTGATTAATGATATGCAAGTAAAAGTTATTCTCACAAATGAATCTGGTAAATGGTTATGGGTACTGCAAAATCTTGATACAAAAGAATTATTGAAAGAATTTTATACTTATCCAGAGGCAGAAAAATATTGTAATGACAATGGATATGAGATTAAACTTTTAGGTAAAAATACTAAGAATATTAAATGTAAAAATAAAATTTATAAAAATTATTGACTTATTAATTGATGGTATGGTAGAATAGGGCAAGAAAGAAATTTTGAAAGGTGGAATTATTAATGGATACTAACGAAAAATATTATGAGTTTCTTGATAATCTTAGGGAAAGTGGTGTAACTAATATGTTCGGAGCAACACCTTATTTAATGGAAGCATTTTCTGATTTATCAGAAGTTAAAGCGATGGAAATATTGAAAAGTTGGATGGGTACATTTTCTGATAGACATCCAGAATAATAATTGGAAAGATGAATTTTAAAACAATTAGGAGGGAGGTTTTTTAAATGAGGTCTTGGTTTTTAATACCATCATATATTTTATCAGGAATTATATTTACAGGGTTCTTGAAAATCTCAGTTGTAAATTTTTCATTAATATATGTTATTTCTGGATTAACTGTGCTATTTGTTTTAAGAGATAAAAAAGAAAGTAAAACCTACGAAAATTAAGATTTATAGGAGGAAAATATTATGAATATATTAGGTGTATCTCTAAGATTAACTGATACAAAAATGGAAATAGAGGTGGCAAGATTACCGATTATTAAAGAAACCGATAAAGTTATTAAACTCAACAGTAATAGTGAGTTAGTTTTTGATTGTTTTGTCAATATACCAAAAGACAAAATTGGAATTGTTCAAAAGGGTAGATTTAGTGAAAGTGTTGGAAGTTTCGAAAGAAAATTGTGGGATACAGATGATTCTCCTGAAAACGAACAAAAAATGATTGAACATTTAAAAATTTGTGCAAAAAATGAAATGGAAAGACGGAGACATATTTTTGATAAAATGTTAGATAATTTAAATAGAGGATAAATTATTTATTTGAGGGAAGGAGGGCAAAAATTGTTTTATATTTATAAGAGAGACGATAATAAAGATGAGACGCAATTAAAGTTCATTAAGATGGAATTAACCAAGGAAGATGCAATTAAAACTTGCCGAGAATTAAATATTGAATATTTAGGAACTGGTTATGCTCCTTACTGTTATTTTGAAAAGTAATCTTATTTCAACCAAACACAAAAACCTAATATAATTATTGAAAAAACATCTATTTAATGTTAATATAATTATATTAGGTTTATATCCCAAAGGAGGCAATACATAATATGATCAGACATGTAGGATTCGCTTGTATGAGTAAAAAATGCAATACAAAATACCAAACATTCCGATTGGCATCATTTAGTGAATACAGATTAAAACAAGCAATTACTCACAATATCAACGAAACTGAGCGTACAATTCAACATTGTATTTCGGAAGGAATTAAATTATTCAGAATCAGTTCTGATCTTGTTCCATTTGTTACGCATGAAATTATGAAAGATATTGATTACATGTCTTGGATTGAATCTGATTTGCAGAGAATTGGTAATATAGCAAAAAATAATAATATGATATTATCAATGCATCCATCTCAAATGTGCGTGTTGTCAAGCAATAGGGATGAAGTTGTAAATAATTCTATTAAAGATTTATTTTATCATTATAATATTCTTAAAACTATGGGTCTGGATCATTTCAATATCATCATTCATGTTGGTGGTGTTTATGGCAATAAGGCCGAAGCAATACAAAGATTTATCAATGTGTTTAATAGTTTGCCAGTAAAATTAAGAAATCATATTTTGCTAGAAAATGATGACAAAAGTTATACTGTAGGTGATATAATGGAAATACACAAGAAAACTGAAGTCAGACTTTGTTTTGATTATCATCATTTTGTTTGTAATAATGATGGCATAGAATTAGATTTAGAAGCTATATTTGCCACTTGGGGCGATAGTAAAGTACCTAAGATACATCTTAGTTCACCTAAGAGTATTGATGCGTTTAGAAGCCATTCTGACATGATTGATTTTGATTATTGCAAAGATTTCTTTGAGAAGTATAAGGATTTGGAATTTGATGTTATGATTGAGGCGAAAGATAAGGATTTAGCAGTAGATAGGTTTATTGAGGATTATAGGAGGGAGATTAGATTATGATTATTGGTTTTGAGAAAATAGTTGAAAGGTTTATATCTGCACAAGGAATAAGAGCAGTTGTTGTATCTAAATATATTGATGGAGATGAGTGCTTAATATCTTTGAGAGGAGGATTTTCAACATCTGTAAAAGTGGTTGAAGATAAATTGTATAAGGATGATGTATTATATTGCAAAGTTGAAGATTTGTTTAGTTAAAAGGAGGAAAGTAAAATGTATAAATATATTAATGAACCTAAAACCGAATCAGAACAAGGGGTTATGTGGAAAACAGTAGCAATATTAAGAAATTTTATGTCTTTAGAAGATTCAGAAAAACTAGAAAAAGAATTTATATTATATAGAGATGGACATTATGCTAACAATGAAGGATTTGAACCTTGGTATGTTTGGTTTATGAAACAAATTGATGTTAATGTAACGATGAAAATTAAAAAGTAATCCCAGAAAAGTGTGGTTTTAAACCAAGTGAAAAGGAGAAATTATAATGATTCAAAAGAATATAACTTATTGTGGTCAACGAATTATTGTTGCTTGCGATGAAAAATGTAATAAAGCATGGGGTATGAATAGTAGACCAAAAATTCAATTTGATGATAATAATGAGGATGATTATGCTTATTTGTCAGACAATAAATTAGATGAAGCTCCTATTGATCCAGGTACTTATGAAGGATTTGAAATGGTAGGAAAACCAGAAACAAAAGAAGAAAGATTAAATAAATGGTGTGTTAGAGAATGTGAGAGAAGTTATAGAGGTGAATTACCTATTGAATTAAAAGATTTTAGTAAGAGGATTTATAATATTCCATCGTTACATGGTGGATAGAAAGGAGTTAAAATATTAATGAAAGAATATCAACATTGGAATGTACATAAAATAAATAAAACAAATGACGGAAAACTAATTGTATCAGTTGAACTGAGAGATAAAAATTACAATACACTTGAACTTAGTTTCAAATGGGATGGTTGTGTAAATCTGTGGAAGCGATATAATGGATATATAAACGATAGTGAATTCTCGCAGGATGTTGAAGACAATACAGATTATATTCATATTTGTAACTTGGAGGAATATATTAATCAATTGCAGGAGGTATTGGTTATTGCCAAAGATATTTTAGGTGAAGAAAAATATGAGAGAGATTTTAAGTAATGGAGGACTGAAAATTGATTAGAAAATTATTATGTTTATTAGGATTCCACAAACCAGAACTACAAGAAGATCCGTTTGGATTTGGCGATACTATAACTGGTTGTCAGTATTGTGATAAGTTAAATATTAAACTTACGATAGAAAAGTAATTTCTTTGGAGAAATAAATGAGAATTAAGAACAATGAACGGTATATTACCAATAAACAACTTAACAAAATACTGAAGTTTCTAGGTGAGGAATATATACCCAAAGAAATTATTATTTGCGAAAATAGATTTGACCTTCTAAAATTAGGATTTCTTCATTGTTTATTAATGTTACTTTCATTAAGGATACTTCCTATTCTTATAGGTAAAGTCGAAGGTATTTATATTCCCTACTTTGATAAAGTGTGTGTCTTTATATTTGCTCAAGATTATGATGATTATAACTTTCATAGTAAACAGTTTTATTCTTTACATGCTTTATTGCACGAATTACGTCATTATTATCAATATATTAAGAAAACAGGCATTAGCGAATTAGATGCAGATAATTTTGCTACAAAGTTTTTAAACAATAACTCTCAAAAGATAAAAGAAATAATGGGTTGGAGAGATGAGTGGGAAGTTAAGGAAGAAGATTAAAACCCTAGCAAAATCTAGTTTTAAGCTATATGGTTAAGGAGGAATAATTATGTTTTGTAAATACTGCCAAGAGAAAATGGATCACTTTTCATCTGAAGGTATTTCAAATGACGAACAACATTTATATGTTTGTATTATATGTGAATCAATGGTCACTGTTTATGAAAATGGGCAAGAAGATGTTTGGGAACATGGAGGGAAATAAATCGAGGAATTTAACGAATTTAAAAGGAGACTAAATTTATGTTAAAATTCATCAAGAAATTTTTTGAGTTAAAATCTGATATGTCAAATGTAAAGACACTAGATAAACCATGTCCCAATTGCAGAGGGGTTTTGCATTCAGAATTAATTAGCACATTAGAATATGGTTGGACTAATCATGTGTGGTGTACTAGATGTAAATTTGTTGGAAATTATGAACCTAAAATATAGTTCATATCTAAAAGGAGGTATAAGATGAAATATTTAAAACCAAAATGTGAATGTGGAGAAATTTTAGTATATATTGAAGAACGAACAAGTGAGATGAGATTTGATATTAATAGATATGGTGAGACATCTGATAAGAAAAAATTACACAGATCAGATGTTGGGTTAGTAGGAGCCTGTTGGTTAGAATGCCTTAAATGCCAAAAAGAATATGATGTTAATTATGATGATGAAGACAGGATTATTAGAGGAGATAGTAGATAGCTTAAAACTTTGATTTTAAATGGAAAGGAGAATTTAAAAATGGATATTGATAATTTATATAAAGCTAAAGAAAGTCTTCGAGCATTTGTTAATTATAATAAATGTGATAAACATTGTGAACTTCCCCACCATAGTTGTTGTTGCTTTAAACCATGTATGTCAACAAATCAAATAGATCATGGAGTAATGTATTCTACAGATGATATAATTAATGGAATAGAATATGTTCTTAAATATCTTAAACAAACAGGGACAGAAATGAGTAAATAAATAAAAAAAGGAGATAAGTTTAATGCCTAGAAAATATGATGTAAACAATATTAATCTACAAATAGACAACGTTAATTTTTGGAGTTCTCATACAGGAAACAAAGGTGGGATGAGAATCTATTGGAGTGCAGATATTGGATTCGGGCAACTTGATATTGTAAAACGCAGTGGAAATGATGGAGAGGACTTCCTTAGTCCACCAGAAGAATTGTTATTAACTGTGCATACAGAATATATGGATCGTGAAGATGATAAAGCTTTTACAGAAAAGATTATGAGTTTGTTAGTTGAGATGTTGAAAGTGAATTCCTAGCAAATACTCATTTTATATAATCAATAAACCATAATCCAAATATAATTTTTCTTAAACTATTGACTATACCAAACATACATGGTATATTATTAATAAGTTAGTAAAATATACTACTTAAAAATTGAGAGGTGGAGAAAACATGAAATTCGATGCTACTAACACATTTATTGATGCGTTAAAAAAGTGGGATGAAAATACTCAAGACAACAAAGCTACAGATATGGCAAGCCTAATTTGCTTAATTGGTTTTAAGATCGGTGTTAAAGAGATTGAGGAAGATTATAATAAGGGGTTAGTTATCCTAAGAGATAGAATGGTAACATTAATTGAAAACGATATTAATGAAACATTTTTAGTTTCAAGTATGACAAATCTTATCAGTGGAATCTTTAAACATTTTATCTACAATCATGCAGACGCAATACTTTTCAATGAGGAAATGGTTCAAAAAATGCCAGATAGCACAAGTTTTAAAGGAATGGCTGAACGTGTTAGGACAACAAAATATAGTATTGGACTCAAAAACGATCTTTATCGATGGCAAGAAATTGTAGTTATGAATTTAAGCGAAGAAAAATTTGAACAATGGGAAAACGATTATCTATTAGAAAAGGGTAAAATGTCTGGTGCTTATTTAGATAAAATGGAAGAAAAATTTGGCAATATGTCTATGAGAGAAATCTATAATTTGGAAAATAATAGGTAGTATATAGAGGGTAATGCTGATTCATTATCCTCATACATAAAAACAATTTAAAGAAAAATTATATTTGCATTATGTTGTAAGACATGTTATAGTATAAATAAGAAATAAATTAATAATGAACAGCAAGGAGTGTACATAAATGAAAAGAACAGAAATATGCCAATGCCCAAAGTGCGGAAGTAAACAAACCACTAAGGTATCTTTCAGTATATTGTATGAACTGCGATTTGGAAATTGATGTAAAGACTAAGCAAGTTTTTGATATTATGTACGATGGTGAATTGGTGGAAATTGTTAATAGTAGGAACGAGGAGTGTGTTTATTAATGATTTTTGTCACAGGCGATACTCATGGAAGTATGAGCATGTCAAAATTTAATATGATGAATTTTCCAATACAAAAAGAATTAACTAAAGATGACTATATGATTATTGCTGGAGATTTCGGCTTAGTATGGAACGGAGATAAAGAAGAAGAATATTGGTTGAATTGGCTACATAAGAAGAGTTATACTACTCTGTGGATTGATGGAAATCATGAAAACCATTCAATGCTTGATAAAATGAAAGTATCTGAATGGAATGGTGGGAAAGTACATTTTATTAACGACAGTGTGATCCATCTTATGAGAGGTCAAGTATATACTATCAATGGTACAAAAATATTTACATTTGGTGGAGCTGATTCAATTGATAAGCAACACAGGACAGAAGGAAAATCATGGTGGAAAAGAGAAATGCCATCTAATAGAGAATATGAAGAGGGATTAGATAATTTAGATAAATGTGGGTGGATTGTAGATTATGTTATTTCACATGATTGTTCTCAGAGTGTTTTTGAGAAGTTGATGGCAGGACTATGGGTTAAGAGTTTAACATCAATTAACAAGTATTTTGAGGCCTTAGAAGAGAAATTAGACTATAAACAGTGGTACTTTGGTCACTATCATGAAGATAAATGGGTAGATGATAAACACAGATTAATTTATAATGACGTTGTATTGTTGTAGAAATAAAAGAAAAGAAAGTGGGAAAATAATTTGAGTATGAAAATGGATGTGCTATTGTATAATTCCAAAGGAAAAGTTGTGTCGGCCTATACTCCAAATGATCAAGATTATAAAAGTGGTGATGTAGTAATTATTGATGGGAAAGATTGTAAGGTTGTTGATTTAGAGAAGTATCGGTTAATGAGTTCTGGAGAGTTTGTTGCATTGGGGTTGAAGTAAATTCAATTGATATTTTATTGGACGAAGGAGAATGTAAAATAATGAATATGAAAAGTATAAAAACTTATTATAAGATTGTTGAAGCGGTTGCAAATTGTATATTTGGAGACATCAAAGCAAAAGAAAAGGTAAGAGATTTGTTATTTATGAGTCATGTTGATTTCGCTAATAGGTATGAAGAAGATATGGAATTTCGGAGAGAAGCAGATTTTACTTATAATAGATTAAAGAATAGGAGGTAGCGAATGTTTATAGATAAGAATGCAAAACAAATCAATGAAGATACTCACATTTGCCATACTTGTGGAGTAATGATGCCTATTGGTAATGCGTGTAAGATGAAGATTGAGAGTGATGGTAACATTTCACAATATCATGTAGGTTGTAAAATTCCTGATATAGTTTGCTCTGACTGTGGGTATCTTAGATTAGTATGTGAAAACTGTTGTGAGGTTGATTCATAAAGCGAAAATAAATACTTGACATTAATTAATAAATAATGTTATACTAAGTACATAATAAATCCGGGAAAATATTTTAGTTTTATTTATCAACAAGGTGTTTAGAATGATTATATATTATCTCGATCTTATAGCTAAATTGTTTTCAAATGCAGAAAGAAATTATTGTAGGTTTACAGGGAAAGGTTTAAAAATACATAATAAACTTTCTGAATGGGAAGATAATTTTGCAATACTTTGGAAAAATGATGCATTAGATGATGATTTAAAACAGAAGATTGAAAAGGAGAAATAAAAATGCTTACAGATAAACAATGGAAACAAATTGAAGAAGACATTAATAATATGTCAGATGAAGAGTTTGCAGAAAAATTCTTAGTAGATAAAGATAGTGTCGATAGTCCTTGGCATCCTTCAAAACAAAATAGTTTTTATTCTTGTTGGTATTGTGGTGAAAATGGTAATGCTCATTTATGCACAGATGGAATGGGTAGAGGATTTTGTCCGGAGTGTAGGAAAAGAGCAGAAGAGGAATTTTTAGATTGGGAGAATATTAAAGGGAGGGAGGATTGGCAAGATGAGTAGAGAGTATAAATTTAGATGTTGGTTAAAAGAAGAAAATAAAATGTTATATGATTGGAGGGCAACTTCTAATCCTTATTTTACTAATGGTTTCATGTATAGAAGAAACGAAATTGAATTGATGCAATGGGCAGGGATCAATGATTTAGAAGGATTAAAAGTTTATGAAGATGATATTCTTGAGATTTGGATTGACGATATTAAGCAGGATAATTATTATATTGTAAAGGATTTAAGAGAACTTTATTTGGAAATGAATAGGGATGATTCTTATTATCGCATATCAAAAATCAAAATTGTAGGTAATAAATGGGAAAATACTGAACTATTAATTTCCTAGCAAACAAATATTTTAAGTTATAAAAGAAAGGAAAATAAATATGAGTAAAGATGATCTTGGAGACCGCATGAAGGGTTATGAAAATATTGAAAGACGATATCTAACTAAAAGAATGCCAACTTTAATTCGTCTGGATGGTAAAGCGTTCCACTCGTTCACTAAAGGATTTAAAAAACCATTTGATATGGTATTAATGAAAACAATGTGGGACACCGCAAAATATCTTTGTGAAAATGTTATGGGATGTAAAATTGCTTATATCCAAAGCGATGAAATTACTTTACTGCTCACTGATTATGATACTCTTACAACTCAAGCATGGTTTGATAAAAACGTGCAAAAGATCGTTTCTGTATCTGCAAGTATGGCAACGATGGCTTTCAATAATGCTTTTCGAGTTAATAGTAATGAGATATCAGATACAAATGAGACTTTTAATAAATATGCAAAAAGGTTTAATACTGCTATGTTTGATAGTAGAGTCTATAATATTCCTAAAGAAGAAGTGTGCAATGCGTTTATTTGGAGACAACAAGACGCAACTAGGAATGCTATACAAATGGTTGGTCAGGCAAACTTTAGTCACAAACAACTACAAAATAAAACCTGCAATCAAATTCAATAAATGTTATTTCAAGAGAAAGAAATTAATTTCAATGATTTACCAACATATCAAAAACGTGGTGTATGTATTATAAAAGAGCAATATGATAAAGACGGAGTTATGCGTAGTAGATGGGTGGTTGATGAGGATATCCCTATTTTTACACAGGATAGAAACTATATTGAGAAGTATTTGTAATTAATAAGAAGGGAGAAATTAATTATGCTAAACGACAAAAACATGTCTAAACTTGATAAAGTAAAAGAAATTCTTGATAAGAGAGATATTATCTATGATGAGTATGCAAACGGACAATTACAAGTTGATGGTGTAAATTATTGGTGTACTTCTCAGAAATGGTATGATCCTAAGAACGGAGAAAAGAGTGTAGGGATAAATTCTTTTATCAAATATATTTCTTAGAATGGAGAGGTATTTCTATGACTGAAGAAGAATTCCTAAAAAAGTTTGGAGAATTTCATCATTTATTTAATATTGTAGAAGTTGATTGTTATGGTGATTGGCACATATGCTTCAATAAAGATAAATGTGAATATCAAGAAGGATGTAAAATAAGAGCAGGGAAATATAATTCATAGCAAATAATTCATTCGATGAAAGGAAGATAAAAATGGAAAATAAATTAACGAAAATTATAGATGGTAGGATTCAATTTAAGATTGGTGACGAATACAAAGACATTATAAATTATTGCACTGATACATGTTGGAGAAATTGTTTAATGAAAAATATGAGAACTGATTGTATTTGTTCAACTGCATATTTATATAAAGCAATAATGAGATTAGTTGAAGTTGAGCATAAACTACGATAAACTATTGTTTTTATGTTATTTTAGAAAGGAAAAAGCAAATGAAGAAAGATATAATGATAGTTAAATATAATTATAAGTCAATTGTTCCAGATAAATGTACTTGGTATACGTGGAAAGAGATTTGCGATAATTGCAATGCTATTATACATGATTTTAATGACATAATTACTACAAAATATCCTGATACTGGAGAAAAAGATTATTGTTTGAAGTGTATGAGAAAATATATAGATGATAGGAGTAAATAATTATGTTTAAGAGATTTAACTATAATTTAAATCATAGTCCTGTTGGGGCAATATGGGGTTTCTCTTTGGTTGCAATAGTTTGTTGTTTATTTGTATATTTGATTAAAGCAGAAGGAATTATGGATAAAAGTGAGCTGATTATGACTACTTTATGGCTTGTAACAATAGCAAATTTCATCACTTCTACCTATATATTATTTACTGGTGAAATAAAACAAGTAAATGTTACTTATGTGTATCCAACTGCTAGAAAATATATGAGTGAAAAAGAAGTAGAGGAATATGAAAAATTAGTAGAAGATGAAATTAGAAAAGATATAGAATATGGAGAGGAAATGATTAAAGCATATAAAGAGATGTAGAGAAATAAAATGCGGGATGCAAGAAGGAGGAAAATATGAAAAGACTATTATTTTATAGAAATTATGAAGATACATTTGGATTTATCTTGGAAAAATACAATGATGAAATTGTAGAAGATATTAAGTATCTAATCAAAGAAGCAAGACAATATTTTGATCTTGAATTTGATATTGAGTATGAAAAAGGACATCATGTAAGTGATCCATATCCAAATGATATGCAAGAATTTATGTCTTATTTTGAGCCATTTTACGAATCAGATTATGACAATCCAAGAGAAGTATTAGAAAGAATTAAACGAATTAAGGAATATTATATGTTGTAAAACTTAACTTAAAATTGAGAAGGGATGATTTTAATGAATCTTAGAAAAATATGCAAAGAAAATAATATAACTTGTTTAACTTGTTCAGAATCATATAAAAATTATAAATCAGAAAATGTGTGGGATTTATATTGTCATGGACATTTCATTTGGCAAGATCATGTTTGTTTAAATTGGACAAGTAAAAATGAAGAGAATTATGATGATGATTATATATCAGATGAAGTTAGAGAAGTATTAATTAAGTATCAAAAAGATAAAGCAGAAAGTAAATTAGAGACAGTACCATTAAGGGATATTTAAGGAAATAGAAAGGATAAATAATGTTTAAAAAGCAATTAACCATAGATAAATACATGTTTTCAGTTACTATATGTATTTTAATAAATCTTTTAGAATCATGGTATTTTGGTTTAAATTGGGAAGCAGTTTCAATAACAGAAAGCATGTGTGATTTTGTGACAGCAATTCCAATAGTTGTAGCATCGTTATGGTTTATTTTTACCAATAATATTATGAATGTATTCAAAGGATATGTGGGCATGTTAATTATTGTTTGGGGTTATGTGTTGATTTATAGAATAGTTTTTATGTAAAAATGAGTCTATAAAATGTTGGATATTGGGAATTAAAGGAATGATGTTTTTGGAAAATAATTTTGATACGAATTATAAGATAGGAGATTGGTTTACTTTTGGATATATTATGAGAACAATTAAAGACATTCGTAAAGACAAAGATGAATTTAATGAATATTTATTAGATAATAACCAATGGGTGACAGGGCGATATATTACTTTTTGTAGTGATTGAATTAAATATGAACTTAGGATGATTATAAAGCAGGAGAGTGATATTCAGTGAATAGATTACAATTAGCTATTAATATTGCTATTGTAGCACATGAAGACCAATATGATAGAGGAGGTACTCCATACATTAACCATCCAATATATTTGTCTTTACAAATGGATACAGAAGAAGAAAAGATTGTTGCATTATTACATGATATTATAGAAGACTCTAATTTATTTACTCTAGAAGAATTAAGACTATGGTTTGGGAATATTATTGCTGATGCAGTTGATTGTATTACTAAAAGGAAAAATACTAAAGAAAAATATGAAGATTATTTAATAAGAGTAAAATCAAATCAGTTAGCATTGAAGGTGAAATTAGCTGATATATCACATAATTTATGTTTGGATAGAATACCTGAACCAGATGAAAAATATATGAGAATGAAGGATAAATATGTTAAGGCTTTGAAATTTTTACATTCCTAACAAAATCAAATTTGATTGGGTAGAATAAGAAGGAGGAAAATAAATTGAGAATACTTACATTGTTTCGAGGATCACCTGCGAGTGGAAAATCAACCTTCATCAAAGAAAATAATCTTGAACAATATGCTTTAAGTGCGGATAATATTAGACTACTTTTACAATCTCCTATTATGACTTCAGATGGAAAATATGGTGTTAGTCAGAAGAATGATAAAAAAGTATGGGAACTACTATTTGATATCTTAGAGCAAAGAATGATTCGTGGAGAATTTGTTGTAGTTGATGCAACTAATTCTAAAACTGTTGAGTTAAATAGATACAAAAGTATGGCAGAAACATATAGATATAGAATAATTTGTGTTGATATGACGGATATTCCTATTGAAGTTTGCAAAGAGAGAAATAGGAATAGAAAACCTGATTATAAAGTTGTACCTGATTTTGTGATTGACAATATGTATGCAAGATTTGAATCTCAAAAAATTCCTAGTGGAGTTAAAGCAATTAAACCAGAGGAATTTTGGGACACAATTACATATTCTCCTTTAGATTTTTCTAAGTATAAAAAGATTCATCATATTGGAGATTTACATGGATGTAATACTGTTTTGCAAGAATATTTACAGAGTGAATTAAAAGAAGATGAATTATATATCTTTGTTGGAGATTATGTTGACAGAGGAATTGAAAATGCAGAATTACTTAATTTCTTATTTACTATTATGGATAAACCCAATGTAATATTTTTACAAGGAAATCATGAAAAATGGCTGTTTGACTTTGCTAATGACATTCCTAGTAAAAGCAAAGAATTTGAACAAGTAACAAAAAGAGAACTTAATAAATATCAAGTAGATAAAAAGAAATTGAGAATATTCTATAGGAAATTAAGACAATTAGCTTATTATACATACAATGAGAAAATTGTAGTTGTTACGCATGGTGGTATCAGCACAATACCAGAAAGATTTGAATTCTTAGCCACAGAACAGTTGATTAAAGGCGTTGGAGAATATAAGGATATGGAAGTGGTCAATGCTCAATTTTTAAACTCCACATCAGATAATCACTTTCAGATACACGGGCATCGTAACGTTGCAGATTCACCAATCCAAATTAATAAAAGATGTTTTTGTTTGGAAGGAAAAATAGAGTTTGGAGGAAATCTCAGGGTTGTTACACTCGATAATGAAGGATTTAACACTATTGAAGTAAAAAATAATGTTTTTAAGGAAATTGAGGAAGAAATTAAACCTGTTCAGTCTGAAGAAATTGTAGTTTCTAACATGGAATTAATACAAAAATTGCGTGAAAATCGCTACATTAGAGAATCTAAGTTTGGTCATATATCTTCATTTAATTTTACAAAGGATGCTTTTTATAAGAAGATTTGGGACGATCAAACTATGAAGGCCAGAGGATTATTCTTTAATGTTGAAAACGGAGAGATAATTGCCAAAAGTTTTCTAAAATTTTTCAATATCAATGAGCGAGAGAACACTAAACTAGATAATCTTAAAAATGTATTCCAATTTCCTGTGACAGCTTGGGTAAAATATAATGGATTCTTAGGGTTAGTAGGTTATGATTCTTCTAGAGATACATTATTAATTAGCTCAAAATCAAATCCTAATAGTGAATTTGCAGGATATTTTAAGGATATATTTAATAATATTCTTGACGAAAAACAACAATTTGAAATTAAAGAATATCTCAAGGAACAGAAATCTACTTTAGTATTTGAAGTTATTGATCCTACGAATGATCCTCATATGATTAAATATAGTTTTCCTCATTTAGTGTTATTGGAAATTGTAGAAAATAATATTAATGAACATAAGGTAAAATCTTATGAAGAGTTGCAATTATTCTCTAACAAATATAATCTTCCATTGAAAGTAAAGGCAAAAGTTTTAGATAATTGGAGAGAATTTTATCAATGGTATGAAGAAGTAACCGCAGATGATTACAAGTATAAGAATCAGTATATTGAGGGATTTGTTTTAGAAGATACGGTTGGATTTATGACAAAGGTTAAATTGCAGTATTATGGTTTCTGGAAACATATGAGAAGTGTTAAAGAAGATGTTTCTAAGAATGGATATACTAAGTATACTAGTTCCTTGACTACACCTTTAGCAAATGAGTTTTATGGATGGTTAAGACAGCAAACTAGAGAGGTATTAAGGAAAGATATTATTACACTTAGAGAAATGTTTTATTGCGAGAAAGAGTAATGGTTTGGTTAATTTGAAAAATTAATTTGACTTTCCACAATAAACCATGTATACTAAAGTAAGAAATAAAATTTATGTTTTAATGAAAGCGAGGTAAATACATAAATGAAAAAATATGATGTAGGTTTGCTAGTAGGTCGTTTTAATGTATTTCATATAGGTCATAAATCACTTGCAGATTTAGCATTGACCATGTGTGATAGATTATTAATTCTTGTAGGTTCTGCTCAAGAAAATGGTACATTGCGAAATCCATTTTCTGTAGAAACAAGAATTAAAATGATTAAGGAAATTTATCATGATGATAATGTTATTGTTTGTGGATTACCAGACTTAACAAGCGAAGATGATATTTCGGAAGAATGGGGCAAATATTTACTTGATAAAGTTCATGATATTATCGGAAAGAATCCAGATGTTATGATTTATGGAAATGATGAATCTAGGTCAGGGTGGTTTGCTCCAGAAGATATAAAAGATATTATGGAAATTGTTGTACCTCGTTCTGAAATACCCATATCCGCAACTGAACTAAGAAAGTTAATGGTAAGTAATAATTGGTTGAAATGGTGTGATTATCATAGTTTAGAATTGCATAAATATTTTTATGATTTACGTTTAGAGTTGATGAATTGTACATATTATAAGGAGAATTAAATCATAAAATAAATACTTGACAAACTACTCAATGCCGATGTATAATAAATCATAAAGTTAATTCAAGTAAAACTTTTTAGATATTGAAAGGATGTGAATTGAAACATGGGGAAAGAGGTATATACATAACTATTTCAAAGTAATGTAAACTCCATTAAACCAATAAATAAAATTATGAAAGAAGGAAACTTAAAAATGAAAACATCTTATGAAGAAATTGTAGACGTACAGGCAATTGGAGCACCACAAAACACTCGTAGTTTAAATGAAATTCTTGCAAAAGCAAATCAAGAAAAACTTCAACCTGCATCTAAGAACGTAGAGCAAATATTGGTAATTGGAATTGATATCCAAAATGATTTTTTAGAGCAGGGAGCTTTAGCAGTACAAGGCAGTTGTGCAGATACAGCAAGATTCACACAATTCATCTATGATAACATGGATAAAATTGCTCAAATTGCAGTATCAATTGATACTCATAACCCATTCCAAATCTTTCATCCTTGTTGGTGGGTAGATACAAATGGTATTAATCCTACTCCATTCACACCAATTACTCTAAAGGATTTAGATGATGGAAAATGGTTTCCAGTAGTTGATCCAATTCGCTCCAGACGTTATGTTGAAGGATTAGAATCAAAAGGTAAGAAAAACTTATTAATTTGGCCTTATCATTGCCTTCAAGGAACTCATGGGGCAGCATTAGAAAATCAGTTTGCTAACATGGTTTATTTCCATTCGGTTGCTAAGAAAACAATGGTTAATAGAATTGTTAAAGGTACAGATTGTTTCAGTGAGATGTATGGACTGTTCGCCCCTGAATTTGATGAAAAAGGATTTATAAACTTAGATGTTTTAAATAAAATAGCTAAATTTGATAAGATCGTAATCGCTGGTCAAGCTTCTGATTTCTGTGTATATGAAAGTATTAAACAATTACTAGAGTTCCACAAGAGTAATCCAAAACTCTTAAAGAAAGTTTATATCTTAGAAGATTGCATGTCTTCTGTAATGGATACACCTGAACAGAAAAAGATTAGATATGATGAATTAAAGAAAATCTATAAAGTAAACATTGTAAAATCAACAGACTTGGTTCTGTAATTTAAAAATAATGAATAAACCTAAAAACTAAAATATAAGAAATGAGGAATATTAAAATGACAGTAGAAACAATGGATATTTTAGGACTTGATGATATTGAACAAGAAAATACTTCAATGGATGATCTTAATAGTGAAAACATTAATTTAATCTTTATTGCGATTGATGAATCTGGCTCAATGGGTGGATATATTCAAGATATGAAGAAAAATCTTTCAGAGTTCAAAAGTGCATTAACCGATAGTAAAGAATCAGATGAAATGCTAGTGGCTAGAGCTAATTTTCATGACAGTAATATTGATATTGGAGGATATAAAAAGATTGAAGAATTTGATACAGCATACAATGTCTATGGGATGACACCGTTATATGATGTAGTTGTTGATGGAGCAGAGAAATTAGTTAATTATATGACATATCTAAAGAATCAAGGTATGAGAGTTAAAGCTGTATTTGCAGTATTCAGTGATGGAGAAGATACCAGTTCAAGAAATAGTGTTAGTCAGGCAAAGAATGTTATCACAGACTTAAATAGCAAAGAGGTCACGACTGCATTTATCAGCTTTGGTTCAAGTGCTATGAGAGAAGCAAAGAATATGCAATTCAAAAATATTCTTCAGGTTGGTTCTTCTGCTAGTGAATTACGAAAAGCATTTGATTGTCTGTCTAAATCGGTTATTGAAAGTTCAAAATCAGTAGTTGCAGATCAAGACGGATTCTTTGCAATGACAGATGATTCTTTCACAATGTAATTAAAATAAAAAGAATAGTTCTGTTATGATAAAGTAGCAGAACTATTCCCTAAATGGGAGGCAACAATGTTTATTTGTAAAATAGGTTACGAACATATTGAAAAAGGATTAAATTGTCAAGATTTTGGTTTTGAAAATTCGGATCATAAATGCGTAATGGATGGTTGTTCTGAAGGAAAGCATTCTGAAGTTGGTGCTAAATTATTTGGACATTTGCTATCACAAGATAGATATTCAATTGATGATATATTCGGAATGTTATCTGACATTTTCCCTAAATATGAAGATGTTCGCAATCATTTGTTATTCACTGTGTTAATTGTATCTGAAACTAAAGAGGATTATATAGTTGATGTTTGCGGTGATGGTTACATAATAAAACAAAAACATGATGATTCTATTGAATATGAAAAAATAGGCGAAGGCAATGCACCTGAATATTTTGCTTATAATTATGTTTCACCAGATCATTTAAGCAAATATAAAGACGGTGTAGAGTTTAAACGTCACTTACTATCTAAAATCGAATATAAGGCCGTAGGAGTAGCTTCTGACGGGTTAGAATACATTCTTAATAGTCCATTCAAGGAAGAATTTGAAAGACTATTATTAGAAAGAAAAGAATTTGCAATCAGAAGATTAATTAACCGTGAGCATAAATATTTTAAGGATGACATTTCAATAGTAATTTGAGGTGAAAGTAAATGAACGTAAGTGCTAAAATTCTAAAGCAAACTCCATTAGCCGAAGGCGGAGAAGGAATTATTTATGATTTGGGAGATAATGTTCTCAAAGTTTATAAAGATTCCGTCAATAAGCAAGAAAAATTACAAAAGATTAAATTATTAATGACTAAATCTCTACCTTCAAATATCATTAAACCTATTGATATTGCCTATGATTCACAGAAGAAATTCATTGGTTATATTATGCCTAAAGCAGAAGGTGAAGATGTTAAGAAATTAGGAAACAAGAAATATGTAAAAGTAAACAATATTACTATTCAAGACATTAGTAAGTTGGCATTAAGAATTAAAGAGACACTATCCATTTTACACAATCAAAACATTCTTATCAGTGACTTAAATGATAGCAACATATTATTCACTAAAGACTTTGAACCATATTTTATTGATGTAGATAGTTGGTCTATTGATAATATCAATTGTACTGTATGTATGGAAACATTTAAAGATCCTAAATTAGTTTCAAGTAATTTTACAAAAGACACTGATTCATTTTCTTTTGCGGTGTTATTATTTAAGATGCTGACAAGACTTCACCCCTATGGCGGTACAACTAATCCAGATATGGATATTATTCAAAGGATAAATAAAGGGATTTCAGTAATCGAAAATTCTAAGGTAATTGTGCCAAAGAATATTAATAAGTGGGAATTTATGTCTCCAAAGTTACTTACAGATATGAGAAGTATTTTTGAGCAAGGTAAAAGATTTTTAATAGATCAAAATCTAACAGATTTTATTACTAACTTAAAACTTTGCAGTACTCATGGCGATTATTACTATGGAAAATATAAAACCTGCCCTATATGTGATGGTAGTGCAGTAATGATCCAAGCTCCTACTAAGGTTGTTACTAATGGATCTATACCTTACATTGTTTTGATTGCCTCAAATGGTGTAAAAATGGTCTTAGGTGTTGATGTATTTATTGATGATAGTGATTTTGTGGTTCATAGTAGATCAAAAAAGAAAGTCAAATTGATTAATGGTAATAGATATTATTTCTCAAATGATGGAGAAAATGTTTTTACTGTGTCAAATACAGATATTTGTATTAGTAATAAAAAAGGCACATTTATATTTGAGAAGATTAATAAAAGTCAAGTTATTGTTAAAGATTCAGTAGTTTATTATATCAATTCAAGTTCTAATCTTGTTGAATTGACTGTAGGGAATATTGGCAATTCTTTGAGAACAATTACTAAAACGTCTTTTAACGCTATATTTGAGGTGTATGATAAGGATAATTACTTTGTATGCAATAATTATGATGGATTTAAAATTGTTAATGTTAGTGGATATAATTATCAAATGAATGACAATGACAAAATTATTAATTATGGGATGCATTATGATGTTGCGAAAAAGAATTGGTTATTTATTACTGAGGATGATAAGGTTAATTTTAAGACATTAATTTTTGATAAAAATAAGGTAGTTTATAGTAATGATTCTATTAGATATTCTACTGATTTAGGTAATTTATGTTTTAGTAATGGAGTAATTTTTAGTCCTAGTGATAAGGTTATTAGAGGATTTGGGTTTGAAAAGAATGTCTATAAGGATTTTGCTTGTGATGTGGTTAATGATGGATCTAGATTAATTAGAGAAGGTAGTAAATTTGTTGTCATTAATGAGAAAGAAGTTTATAGGTTGGGTTAAATATCTTAATAAAAGAGAGGAAGAAAGTAAAAATGAGAGTATTTTTAGGTGGGACTTGTGCCAATAGCGAATGGAGAAAAGAATTAATTCCAATGCTCAACATTGATTATTATAATCCTGTGGTATCTAATTGGACACCAGAATGTCAAGATGAAGAAATTAGACAAAGGGAGACTTGTGATTATGTACTTTATACTTTAACAAGAGTTTTTAGTACATATTCTATTGCTGAAGTGGTAGATGATAGTAATAAAAGGCCAAATAAAACTATTGTATGTATCACAAATGAAAAATTGTTAAATGGGAAATTAGCAATGAGTAGTCAGGATATTAAACATTTAGATGCAGTAGGGCGTTTAGCAGAGAGAAATGGTGCTTTGTATTTTAAATCATTAGAAGAAGTTGCAGAACATTTGAATAGTGTAAATAATTAACATAAAAGAGTTATTTTAATTGAGGAGGTAAATTGAATGAAAGAATATTGGAATCGTCTTAAAATTAATGATATTAAAAATGTTTCATCAGGTGTTGGAGGTAGTTATTCATATACGGGTGGTGACAATGAAGAATATTTTGATGTAATAATGAAAGATGAATCTAAACATACTTTTCATTATATAACCAAAGATAAAATAAGATACGGAAGAATAGCAAGAAAAGAATTAAAACAAATATTAAATGAACGAGATAATGTTTCAGAAATGTATTATTTATATACTAGTGTATTTGCCAGAATTAATGGAGAGTCAATTAAAGTTGGATATGAAGTAGAAAATATCTTAGATGAGTATGAAAATTTCAGCTTATTAGAAATTGACAAATTAAGAAAAGAGTTTAAAATTGGTGATAAAGGTTTTAGAAGTCTAGTGTATATACAGGTATTTGAAATAAAAGATAATAAAATAATGAGGCCAATTGAACAAAGATGGTTGGATCAATTAAGTAATATGGGCTATGATATTTCAAAATTAGAACATACACTTAAAGAAAAAGATATTTAGTAATTAGAGTTGCTTCTAAAGAAAAGAAAGGATGATTAATTCTCATGAAAGATATTTTTAACTTTGAACTAGATGAAAAGAATAAAAAATTGTTTCCTACTTGTGATTTCGTATTCAAAGCAGAGAAAGAAAATGATGGCAAGTATAAAGTAACTTGGATTGAAGATGGAGAATTAGAGCAATCGTCTATAGAAGAAAAGAGGATGAAACATGGATTAGAAGAAGGATATTGGGTTGTAAAAGAAGAATTGATATTTGAGGATTAGGAGGTAATTATTATGGATGAAGCATTTAAAATTCATGCTCATTGGGAAGAAAATGGGTTATATTATATTGATGCAGATTATGGTCAATTGAGTACAGATAATAAAACTCAGTATGCAAAAGCAATAAAAGATGGTTTTATTATCATTAAGGTTGAAGAATAAATGTGACAATGAGTTAAATTTGAGTAGAATTAAAAGGAGAAATGTTAAGAATGAATATTACTATTAATAGTTGTATCGATTGTGCTTCACATCAAGTGTTGCCAGATCCAGACCCTCATGATTGGTTTTGTGACGATGATGTAAAAGTTATTTGCAAATTAAACAATAAAGAAATTACTTGTGCCTGTAGACCTTATAATATTAGAAAAGAATGTGATATTCCTGAATGGTGTTTTAAATTCAAATAAGAAAGGTGTTTAAACACAAAATGATAAGTAACGATCCATGTCCTTACTGTAAAAGTCTTGATATAAATATCGAAGATGTTATTTGGGTATCGTTTAATAATGAAGGTGAAGGAATTACAGATATTAGACACTATTGTCAAACTTGTAAAAATTCATATCCAGTAATGATAACTTTTAATTATTCCGTAACCAAAAGAGAATATGGGAAATAACTTCAATGAACAGCTTTAACGTATAAGAGAGGAGAACACTAGATGAATATAATGATGCAGGAAATTGATTTGCGTAGAGTAGAGGGATTAAATATCTCGCCATGTAAGGTTTCAAACATCAACGAAGAGTATGGAGAAATCAATATATTGACGGATGATAAAAGTATTCTGATGACACTGAAGTTACCACTTCAACAGTATAAGGAATTATTCGATGTTGAATAGAACCTAGCAAACAAGTCTTTTATAGTGGGTTAAAACAGTTTTCATTATGGCATACTATATACATATGGAAACTAAAGGAGAGTAGCAATGAGTAAGAATACTTATGGTGGTAGTGCAGTCCCAAATGGTGTAATGTTTTCTGACATGGATAATTATGCCATTGCAGTTAGAGGAGAAGATGGCACAATAAAAACAATCGTAGAAAGAGAAAAATCTTATATCCCAAGAATATTGTTTAAAATACCCATTATTAGAGGATTTGCAATGTTTTTAGATATTAGTGTTTTTAATAAACTATTTAAAGCTATGGAATTACTAACATTATCAGAAAAACCTAAATCGAAATTAATTAAAGCATTTTACAATATATTAGGATTAGTTTTTAGTTCATTTTTGCTATATACACTTTTCTATTTTTTGCCTAAGTATATATCATTATTTTTAGTAAGGATAATTCCATTTCTAAATGTAAACGCAGTTACATCTATTGTTTTTATGATAATATTTATTGGTTATATAATGACTGTTTTCTCGCACTTCCCAATGGCAAAAGAATTAAAGTATTTTCATGGGGCAGAGCATAAGGTTATTAATTGTTATGAAAATGGTGAAGATGTAAAAATTGAAAATGTAATAAAACATTCTACTTTACATCCAAGATGTGGAACATCTTTTATTGGTCTATTAATATTAAAAAAATTGTTAATTTTTAATATTATATTCTTTTTTATAGTAGCTCCTGTATGGGTAAAGACATTTGCGATAATTTTCTTATTTAGTTTGACATATGAAACGTTTCGTTTAATGAATAGAAAAGATATTAAAATTTTAAGTCCAATTAAAAAATTTGGACTATGGATGCAATCTTTTACTACAGCAGAACCAACACATGACCAACTTGAGGTAGCTATAGTTTCATTTAATTTATTATTAAATAATAGAAAAGGAGGTTTTAATGCATAAATTCAAAAATTATTGGAGAAAATTCTTTGTAATCCAGTCAGGAGCGATAATACTTTTATCAATAATTGGATTGCCAAGAAATATTGAAAGTATGTACTGGTGGATGGGTATTACGTTTGTTGATATGGTTGCTACCCATCCTGTATTTTATGAAGAGGAGTGATAAATAAAATTATGGAAGAAGATAGTAAAACACAAGAAACTAAAATAATACCATTATGGGCAAGAATTATATCATGGATATTTGGTGTAATTATTACACTTATGGCGGTGACTATTTTTATTATAGGTTCATGGACTTTGGGTGTTGGCATGGTTAAAGAGATTAGAGAGTTTGGATTACTAATGTCTTTATATACTTTTGGCATTGGGTCGTTAATATGTTTGTTTTCAGCATTCGGAGCAGTATTGTTTGTTTATATTGTAAAAAGAGTATTGAATAATATGTCAAAGTAAATGTAATATTCTATTGGAATGAGGTGATTGTAATGTAGAAATAAAAGTTTTTAGTTAGGTATAGGACAAAATGAAATTGTCTATACTATAATCACAAAGAAATAAAAGGAGTGTGATTATAGTATGCAAAGAGGAGATATATACTTAGCTACAGTACAAAATAATGTTGGAGGATCAGTGCAAACAATTTGTCAAAGACCAATGATAATTATTTCGAATCATATGAGTTTGTTACATTCTCCTGTTATTCACGCAATCCCTTTATCCAGTAAGGTTTTTAAGAAATGGATACCTACTCATGTTTCTGTGCCAATGGTTAGTAGTGGACTCTTAAAGGATTCAGTCGCACTTTGCGAACAAGTAATGTTGCTTCCGAAAGAGGTTTTTAGTAAGAAAATAGGTGTATGCAGTAGTTTAATTGTAAATAAATTAGAAGAAGGTTTAATGGTGCAGTTTGGTTTGTTTAATCATAATATAAGAAATAAAGTTGCTTATGCAAATTAAAAGAAAAAAGGAGTAGAGTTTATATGAAAGAAAAATTAACTGGTATATTCCACAATGAATTTAAAAAGCATTTGGTAACTAAATTCATTAGAAATGGGTATGTATTAATGAAGTATAAATATCCAAAGGTTATGATTCCTTTTACTTCTCCAATGGTACGATGGGAAAATCTAAATCATTGCGGTGGATGGAGTATGTGTGATGAAAATGGATTAGAATTATCAACGCAGATAAATCTTCTACAAGATGTTATTAATGGATTAAAACCTATTGGATTTTGCTATTCATTTAGTGAGGAACAAAAAGATGAATTTATGAAACTTATTATTGAGTCTAGGCTGCCTTATACAATAGATGAATTAGATTGGAAAAATCCAGATTTTCCAATAAGATATGGTTTTAATATTTGTCAACATGGGAAAATAGGTGATCTACTTGATATTGATGCGGTTATTGAATCATATAATTTACTAGATTCTTCTCATGATAAATGGATCTATAATTTGATAAAAGATAATCTTTTAAAAATTATAGATAATGAGTTATCAAATTATCTTACAGATTGGAATTATGGAAATCCTAGAACAGTTATTGAATCAGTAATAGTAGGACTTTTATTAGGATATCCAATTGAATCTACATACTCATTAATTACTTCTTAGGTGATTGGTATGATGATTGGAATTGTAAAAAATAAATATAATATTGCTTATGCAATTTAAGAAGGAGAGATATAATTTAATTGATTATTAATAATAAATCTTTTACTTGGCAAAGGAGTTTTGTCAAGTGTTAATAAGTAAAATTGGTATTACAGAATGGAACGGGACAACTAAAAAATGGTATGAAGAAAGAGGATATATTTTTACTAACTGGGGTGATAAATTCGAAGTAAAAATCGATGACCTATTAAATAATTCTCGTGTTAAAGTTGATGTTGAATGTGATGGGTGTGGTGAGTTATTAGAAGGAATAATATGGAGAAATTATAAAAAAAGTGTTAAAGATGATGGGAAATATTATTGTCACAAATGTACCATGCAATTGTTCGGAGGAGAAAAAACAAGAAAGACAAAATTAAAAGATAGTATTACTTTTTATCAATGGTGTTATGACAATCTACCTAAAGAATTTGCAGATTGGATATTAGACAGATGGGACGATGAATTAAATATCGATAAAAATGGAAATAAATTATCTCCAAAAGATGTTAGTCATAGTTCTAGGGGATTGAATGGTAAAGGATATTGGTTTAAGTGTTTGAAGCATCCAGAACATGGATCAGAGTTAAAAAATATATCGAGTTTTACAAATGTTTGTAGTGGAGTGAATCTTGATTGTATTAAATGCAATTCAATTTTTACAACTCATCCTCATTTAGTTAAATATCTAGTTAATCCAGAAGATGCATTAAAATATCCTGCTGGATCTTCAAAAATTAAATTGCCTATGCGATGTCCAGATTGTGGATATGAAAAGAAAAGAGAGATAAGTCAATTAAGAATAAACGGATTTTCTTGTCCTAAATGTTCAGACAATATACCATATCCAGAAAAATTTACGTTTAATGTGTTAGAACAGTTATTAAACAAAGATTTTATAACGCAACTAAATAAGTCTGCTTTTAAATGGTGTAGAAAATATAGATATGATTTTTATATAAAAAAGATTAACGGAATTTGCGAAGTTGGAGGATTGCAACATTATGAAGAGGTTGGTATTAACTGGGGTTCATTAGAAGATATCCAAAACAATGATTTTGATAAAGAATGGCTGGCTAGGAGTAATAATATTAAGAATTACATAATTATAGATTGTAGAAAATCTGAATTAGAATGGATAAAGAATAGTATTATGAAAAGTAAATTACCTAAATTATTAAACTTTAAAGAGGAAGATATTGATTGGTTGAAAGCACATGAATATGCATGTAGTAATATTATTAAACTAGTTTGTAATATGTGGGATGATGGAACTGACAACATATCAAAAGTATCAAAGAAATTTAAATTACATAGTGCAACTATTAGAAAATATCTAAAACAAGGTGCTAAATTAAATTGGTGCGATTACGATCCTAATAAAGAATTACAAAAAAGCAAAGAAAAATTAAAAAATAAACTAAGTATAAAAGTAATGTGTTTGACCACTGGTGAGATATTTAATTCTATAAAAGATGCAAAAAGAAAGTATGGTATACAAGATAGTGGTATATCCCAATGTTGTTACAATAAACAAAAATATTGTGGTAAACATCCTGTCACAAAAGAACTACTTAAATGGATATTTTACGATGAATATTTAATTAAAAATCAAACTATAGGATGGTATGATGAATATATAAAAAATCATAATTATAATAAAAAAGTAACATGTTTAACAACAGGAGAGGTATTTGATTCACAAACAGAAGCTTCAAGTAAATATAATATTAGAAGGCAAAATATATCTAAATGTTGTAACAATAAACGACAGTCTATGGGGAAACATCCAATTACAGAAGAACCTTTAAGATGGATGTTCTATAATGAATACATAAATACAATAGAGACAAGAGAAGAGGTGTTAACTATTGGTTGAGACACTGATAGTATCACTCATATTCTCTAAAATTCAACTATACATAAAACTAGGAAAACTCCAAATACATAAAGAATCATACCTCATAAAACCAATATTAAAAAGATGGAGTATCTATCCAATAATATTTATGTCAATATTTTACGTCTATCTACAATACACAATAATGAATCAGAATTACTATTTTCTTCAATATCAACACATAATAAAGAATGCTATATTAGGATCATATATGATTCTAGGACTTGATGTTTTGTTTAGGTACGAGAAGTATAAGGAGTATATTATCGCCTGTTGTAGTTTGTTGTGTGGCTTTACATTGAATAAGATTGTAATGAGTTTTAACAATAATCTTATGCCAATTTTTCCATCAGTATCTTATTCAACTGGTTATACACAATATAATATGATTATTAATGCTTCTAAATATGGAGATTTTCATGTTCTTGGAGATCATACAACAAATCTAATATTTTTATCTGACATATTTGATATCGGCACAAGTATTTGGTCGCCTGGGGATGTGCTATGTAGATTATTTGTTTTTATAATTGTTTATTATTCAGTTAAAGAGATTAGTAAAATACATATGAATAAAATGTTAAATCAATAAATAAAATAATGTTTGCATTGCACCTTGTCTTATGATATACTCGTTACAGGTTAAGAAATAGATAAGAAAGAGGCAATGCATATGCAAGGTGTAATAAATGCTTTATTGAGCACGATCTTGGTGAGCATACCAGAAGAATTGTTTTTAACGGGAATGACGCTAATATTATTGAAAAGATTTGATATGTTAGACATAAGAATGTGGAAGCAAAATTTAAAATGGATTATAATACCTGTTTTGTCAATGTCTGTAAATATAAATACAACAAAATATATATTACAATTGCCAAAAGTCACATGTTCATTAAGTTCATTGATAATATTTATTATCACATTTACATATATAATAAGAAAAAATAGTTTTGAATTCAAGAAAAGAGATTATTGTAAACTGTTTGTATGCATAATTTTTAGTCTGATAATGTTCGGTTTTCTTGAAGGATGTACTTATCCAATAATGCTATATTTAATGAATCAACCTCTTGATTTCTTAAATACCAATATTTTATGGAACTTCATATTAAGTATTCCGTCCAGAATATTAGGATTTTCAATAGTAATATATTTAATTATACAACACAACAATATCGTTGAAATTAAAATATTTGAAACTATTTCTAAAAATAGATTTTTATTGTATTCTTTTATTTCATTTACGATAATGTCTAATGTTATTGCGATTTATGTTTTAAAGCTTATTGGGTCTGATAGAATTTTAGAAAACAAAGTATCAATGATTGAACAAAGTTTTATCGTAATGGGTGCATTAGTAATTCCTGCTATTATATTATTTTGGATGTTACTATTAATCAATTATTTGTTGGTTAAAGAAAGACAAATACAACAGACTTACAAAAATCTTGTTATGCAAGATGATGTAATGCTTGATGTAGAAGATTTAGATGAAAGGAGGTGAAAACAAAATGAAAAAATATGCTATTATTGCAAGTGTTGTATGTATGGCTACTTCCATGTTCTCCACCGTGTTTGCTTCTTATTTTATTTCTTATCAACCAAAAACTCCTAGTTGCATGAAATAATCATTTCCTACATATAGGGAAGGACTTCGGTTCTTCCCTATAACCATAATATAAATTAATAAACAATTACAATAATTGTGTTGACATATTCATACATAGTAGGATATAATAATACTATCAGATAAAGAAAATTATTTATATCTTATTAAATATGAAAAGGATGTGCATTATTATGTTCAACAAATTATTTGCTAAATCAACCAACACTACTAACTCTGAGGAAAATACAAAAAAGGATTTTAAGAAATTAGCCAATTTAATTATGAATGCTAAAGGCACTCATAGGACTATTAATAATTTTGGAGCAGACTGCAAAATTGAAGGAGGGTACATAGAATTAATTATTCGTGAAAAAATAAATGCTTACCCAAACGTTCAAACTCTTAATGTTTTCGCAAATAATTCAGAAGGTAGAGTTTCATTGCAGGATCTGAAAATAGCATGTGGGTATTCATTGTATGAAAATAATGATTTGGAGCAAATAAAAAATATTCGAGTCAGAAGGGGTGATTTTTGTTTCGCAGATTTTGGAGACAAAGGGATAGATAGTGAGGTGGGAGGCCCAAGAATGGTGCTTGTGATTCAAAATAACAAGGGTAATGCGTGTTCTAGCAATTCCATCGTAATCGCCATGACCAGTAGATCCAAAGCAAAGATGCCTACTCACGTTTTTGCAAGCAGTAAAGAGTGCGGAATTCCCCAAGATTCAATTATATGTTGTGAATTACCAAACACAATATCAAAAAGGAGATTAATAGGAAAGAATGGAGTGTTTCAAAAGGTATCGGAATGCCCACCAAACCTAATGTTAAAAGTTGAAATCGCTCTTATGAAATCGGAGGGTGTTTTAGAAATACATGTAAATGAAGAAGAAGCAATTGAAGCATTAAAAAACCTAAATAAAGTTAAATCAATCAGGCAAAATCAATATCAAAATAATTATTCTAGTGCAGGTCAGCAGGTAGCCTATGCACGATAAAAGAAAGGAAGATTAAATAATTTAATGAATTTTATCGAATTTATATCAAATTATCTTGCTAAAAAATTAGCTACAAAAGTACCAAATGATAAATATCCAACTGTAGAAGATCAAATTGAGGTTTATACTTATGGTTTCATGGTAATCGTAGGAGCATTAATAAAAGGACTTATAATGGTGTCGTTAGCGTCTATCTTTGGAGTCTTAATGACCTCTATGATTATCACATTAACCTTTAGTAGTTTTAGAATAATTGGAGGTGGTTTTCATTTTAGTGACTATACAAAATGTATCACATTTTCTACCCTTCAATTCATAGTATCTGCATTAATAGTTAAACACACGCTGCAATATTGGTCATACATGGATATGCAAATATTATTTATATTTTGTTTAGCGATGGGACTATATATAATTTTAAAATATGTCCCTCGCGACACACCTAATAAACCAATTACAGAAGATTCTGAAAAATCAAAGTTCAGAAAATGGTCGTTATACTACTTAATATCATGGGCAATGATAATGACCATTTTCTTACTCTTTAATCTAAATATAATTATTATTGCAAGTTGCTTTGGATTATTACTAGAACTTTTCTCGATAAGCAATGTTGGTTACGGATTGTATTCTCTCTTAGATGAACAAAGTATACATAGATAATATATAATTTTCTTTCATAGTCCACGCATCCCCTATCCACTCCCATATTTGTCATACTTTATTCAATTAAATTTTCCATGATTTATGATATATTTACAGCAACAGTAATACATAATAAGTCCCAACCACCACAAATCAAACAAAAACGAAAGAAGGAATCCCTATGCAGACCATTGTCAATGCTATATTAAATATGCTATTTGTAGGAATACCTGAAGAATTATTTATCGCAATCATAACTCTAACATTCCTAAAAGAACTAGATAATCTTTTTGATATCTATATGTGGAAGAAAAATTTAAAATGGATTTTAATTGCAACTTTGCCCACATCTATATTAGTTAGCGTTTTACGATTTGTGATTGCTGTTCCTCAAATAGATGTAATATTGTCGGCAATGGCACTAATGATTATTTCAATGATTTACATAGTAATTAAAAATAGCGACAATATAAGTATCCCCTTGATACTAAAAACAGCAATCTACACACTAGCAGGTTTTGTAATCACTGGAATATTGGAATATGCATATTGTCCAATAATATTTTCACTATTACATAAGCCTCAAGAATTTTTTAATAATGTTTTTTTCTATAATTTTCTATTGGGTTTACCTGCAAGAATTCTTTATACGTGTATCATAACTTTTATCATAATGAAGAAAAATGGCAAAGTGAAAGTAAATTTATTTGATGTTATTATCAAGAGTAAATTCTTTATGGGAAGTTTTGCTGCGATAATAATGTCTGTAGTTTCAATAATTACTTATATTGCTAAACTGATAGAAAGTGAAAGTATTTTGTTTAGTTTTCAATTCATTGACCAATTTATCATTATTGTAATAATTACATCTACTCCTGTAATTTTGATTACTTGGTTATTAATTGTAATTAATTATTTTTTATCAAAAGAAAAACAAAAAATGCAGGTTTATGAAAATATTATTAATAGTGATAATGTGGATGATATTGCCAGTCAAGAAGATTATTATGCGTAGGAGGTGATAACAATGCTCATAAAGATAGTCCTAAAGTGCTATGACATTCGACCTATGTCAAATGACAATATTCCTATTTTAATAAATAAATAAAACACAACAATGTCGAAACACCGAACATAATAGAACATAATCCACAAATTTTTGGAATTTTGTTCATTGAAACTCGTACATATGTACGATATAATATTAACAAGGAGGTATTAAATGAATTAAAGCCCTATTTGTAGAATTTTCCATAAAATAAAATTAAAGGAGAAGTGAATGTATGGGATGTTTTAAAAAAGAAGAAAACGAACAATTAATTTGGGTTATTAAAGATCAAGATGGTAACTTTATCAATAAATCAAGTATAGGCAAATTAAACAATAAAAAATGGCAATACATAGCATTTAAAACATTCTCCCAAGAAGCAAGGGGATATACGACCAAAGAACATGCTGAGAAAGCATTGGTTTTCTTAAACGAAAAGAAAGTAGTTGCCGGATTGGATTTTTCCTTTCATATAGAACGTCTTAATTTAGAGAAAATAATTGATGAACATACGGTATTCAAAGGCAATAATTTGGTTGTAGATGAGAAAGAATTATCATTAACGCCTTGTAGAATGGTAAGAACGAGAATGTGTCCATGTTCCCAAAACCTTGTTCCTTCTAGTATAGTCTAATAACTTAACATTTGAAGCATAATAAACTGCTCTGAGACCATGCCACTGAGCAGTTTATTATAAAAATAAGTATTATTTCTTGACATCATTAGGAAGTCTATGGTATTATATTATATAAGTATGATAGTGATGTGAAGGAGTGATATTTAAATGTTAAAAGAAAAATCAGTTGAGTTAATTCAAGAATTGAACGTTTTAATTAAAGAATATGCATCGAACGACAAGGTAAGAAAAATAATTGTTGAAGAGTTTGACAAAAGAAATATGAAGGGTAGTTTGGCAGTTGGTATTCTAAATAAAAACAGAGAATTATCCACATTAGATATTGATGAAAGTAAAGATTTAATAATGTTATTTATTTTTACCATGAGTATGTATAATGCATTGACATATAAGGAGTCAGAAGATAAAGAACCATTGGGGAAAATTGAAGAGATATTAAGAATTGATCCCAAAAATTATTTTAATGAAATTGAAATTGAGAACTTAAATGATTATAAATTTGAAAAGAAAGTAGATAAAAAAGACGAAGTTATTGTTTTTTCTAAAATGAACAGAATTGCCCCTGGATTTTATTCTGGATATATATCAGGAAAACATTTTGCTGAATTAGATGCTGGAAATGAATTTATCTATAATTTTAAGACGCAACGTGACCCAATTATTGATGTATATGGAATGAAACGAATACATTTAAACAAAACAAATGCAAAAGAAATTAGAGATGGTGTTCTTTCAGGAGATCAATTCCCAACCACTATAGTAATAAATGTTCTTAAAGATGGTACAGATGAAATATATTATGATGAAAAATCTGGTGATCTGTCTATTATTTCAGGAACTAAAAACCTTGTTGACGGATTTCACCGGAAAGTTGGAAATAGCCTAGCTTTCGCAGTTAACCCTGACATACAGTTTAATTGGTTATTAGTTGTAACAAACTATAGTGAGATTAGAGCACAAAAGTATATGGTAGAAATCAATAAGCAACAAAAAATGAAACAAGAGCATATTAAGAATATGGATACTGCTAGTCTTGGCAATGTAGTCGTGGATGCAATTAAAGATATTGATACCTCTGAATTTGCAGATCAAATAAAGGATAATGACAAAGAAATTGGTCATTTCGAACTTGAACATTTCGGTATGGCAAAGAAGTCAACTTTGGTTACAGCTATCGAAGAGTGTTATGGGGATAGACTAACTAACAAACTTCAAATAAGGCCAATTGCAAAGCATATAGCAAATGTCATGGATTATATCATTGGATTGAATGTTGAAGCATTCATGGAACATCCTGAAGCAACTCAGAAGGTAAGTTATATCAACCATAAAAATATGTTTGCAGGATATATTGCATTATCTGAACGTTTATATGGTGTTAAAAAGTGGGAAGATATACTTGAAGAGATTTTAGATAAAATTGACTTTAGTATGGAAAATTCATTTTGGGATGATATTAAATTAAGTAAAGAATCAGACATGAAAAAATCTACACGTACAAATCTTTATAAATTCTTTCAAAAATTAATTTAATGGAGGTGCTTTGAAATGACTAAAATTGAAATTACTAATGATGAATCACAAACTGAAGACAAATTAGTATTTGAAGTAGATCCAGAAGTTAAGGAAGAATTTTTAGAAAAGCAAATGAAGTCCACTAGAAGTTATTATCGTTATGTTTTACAATTAGCAGATGACTTCG